AAGAAGAATTTGAAAGTTTGATTTCAAAAAAGACTGGATGGGGCAAAAATGAAATAATGCTTGCTTTTCATAAAGCAGTTACATCTGCAACATTACGTTTGTTAGATGAAAAATCTGTATAATACAGCTCATATGATTGGAGAAAGTAATAGTATGAGCAAAACTTATAAAACTAATGAAACAGATTGTTATACAGTAAGAAAGGAGATTTGGTGATGGCAAAATACAAAAAACGTCCTGTTGTGATAGAGGCAATACAGTGGACGGGGGAAAACCTTAGAGAAATAATTAATTTTACAGGGTTAAATAATTCAGCCAAGCATTTTTCTTGGGAAGAATACGAAGCACTTGTCAAGAAAGAAGGCTTAAAAATTTTCACCCTTGAAGGAACACATATGGCGTCTGTTGGCGACTACATCATAAAAGGTGTTGCAGGTGAAGTATATCCCTGCAAGCCTGATATTTTCGAAAAAACCTATGAAGCTGTATAACGGCCATAGCTCACCGGCGGCGAAGCCGTCCGGTGCAGTGGATTGTTATGCGGGGAAGGAAAAATAATGGCTATCTGTAGAATCAGACGCCCAAGCCTATCCGAGGACAGAGGCAAGCTACCATTAACCCCGCATAACATTGTCATTGTCAATAGATAGAAATCTTGAAACATAAGGAGGTAAAGATTATGGCAAGAAAATCAAAAGAAGAACGAAGAGCCGCTTTAAAGCGGAGGACGCAAGGGGCGGTCAGAAACCGGGACGTGTCCAAGTATGGTGGTAATGATGTGCTGGACCTTTCCAAATCCGGGAAAAAAGGGAAGGTCAATATGTACAAGGTGCAATCAGGCAAGAAAAAGAATGTGATTGATATCTTACCGTTCGTCGTTTCCCAGAAATGGTATTCCAAGCTCAGAACATTCAACGGCAAACCGGTTGGTCTTGAGTCCGGGGATGAGGAATACAAGGTTGAGTATGCTGTCCATCGCAATGTCGGCCCGGAAAAGAAAAATATGCTGTGCCTGCGGGAAATGTTCGGTCAGCCTTGCGAAGCCTGCGCCCAGCGTGACGCTGAATATCAGAAAGACGATCCGGATGAAAAGGTCCTGGACGCCCTGAAGCCCACCTGGCGGTGTCTGTATAATGTGTACGACTACAACGAACCGGAAAAAGACATTCAGATCTGGGATTACTCCAGATACCTTTTTGAAGCCACCCTGCTGGAAGAAGCCGAAAATGACGAAGACGGCATTGTCCTATTTTCAGATGTTGAAGAGGGCAAAACCCTCCGATTCAAGGGCAGGGAGAAAAATTTTGGCAAGGCCGGCAACTCGTATGTTGAGGTCAGCCAAATCGATTTCGAAGACCGGGAACCATACAGTGACGATATTGTGGAGGATACATATCCGCTGGATGCCATGCTCGTTGTCCCAACCCCGGAAGAATTTACAGCAGTGTTCCTCGGTTTGGATATTGACAACGAAGACAATGACGAGGAAGAGGCTGAACGGCCTGCGGCCGCAAGGCGAAGGCCCAGAAAGGCAAAGGCCAAACCCGAACCGGACGAGGAAGAAAAAGCTGATGATGCTCCGTTTGATGAAGACTGCCCATTTGGATTGGAATTTGGGGTTGACTGTGATTCTGATCCGGCCTGTGAGGATTGCCCTGATGATGTTTTTACGGCCTGTGCCAAGAAACAGGATGAAATGGAAAAGAAAAAGACATCCCGCCGCCGGCCCAAAAAAGACAAAGACGATGACGAGGAAGAGGCTGAACGGCCTGCGGCCGCAAGGCGAAGGCCCAGAAAGGCAAAGGCAGAACCCGAGGAAAAATCAAGGCGGGTGAGACGGCGCAGATGAAGATCGATCCAAACAAAAAATATATAGGGGTCACCAAGGCCATTGATCTAACCTTTTACATGGGCCTTGGCCGCCCCAGCCGTCCTACAATCACGTCCTGGGCCAAAAAATACAGCCTTGGAATTAAGGTGGGCGGCCGGTGGTATATTGATGAACGGGCATTTAAAGATTTTCTGCGTCACGGGAGATAAAAAATGAACAGGACAAAGCAAAGGCGGACAACTACAGATAAAAAACAGAAAAGGAGGACCCGGGCAATGGTCAGGGATATTGAGAAGTCTATTGCCCATCCTTCCAAAAAGGAGATTCCAACCGAAATTCTCATTCCATCCGGGTCTACAATGCTGAACCTGGCATGCTCTGATAATCCTTTTGCCGCATATCAGATGGGTAAAATTGTAACTGTGCCAGGTTCGTCGTCATCCGGCAAAACGATCCTGATGCTGACGGCCATGGCCGAAATGGCAGAAGACAACCGGTTTGATGATTATGATTTCTATTATGACGACTGTGAGGAAGCCCTCGCATTTGATATGGAATACCTATTTGGGCGTCTTGGGGAACGGCTATTGCCGCCGGGTGGCGAGGACGATGATGGGATGCCGGTTTATTCCAACACCATTCAGGATTTCAAAATGAATATCCTCACCAAGTGCAAAGCTGGTAAGCCATTTATTTATGTGCTTGACTCCATGGATTCCCTGACGACTGACGAGGAACTTGAAAAAGAATACGCTGCTGCAATCAAACGAATGAAGGATCCGTCTGCTGTTAAAGAACTGACGGGCAGTTACAAAACAGAAAAAGCCAAAATCATGGGAGAATCATTGCGGATGATCAATGGGGCTATAAAAAAGACAAATTCGGCCCTGTTTATTATCCAGCAAATCCGGCAAAAAATAGGTGTGACTTTTGGAAGGCAAACAACGACATCCGGAGGCAATGCCCCGTTTTTTTATTCCTCTCACCAGGTATGGCTGAACAAAATCACCCAAATCAAAGATAGCGACCATGGCCTGAAGATAGGCAATAAAGTTAAGGCTGAGGTCACCAAAAACAAAATAACTGGCAAGCTTAGGGAGATCGAATTTGATGTTTATACTGATTATGGCATTGATGATATCTCCTCCTGTGTTGATTATTTATGTAAATCCAAACAATGGAAGAAAAACGGGGCGTGGATAAACCCTGTAGGGTATAGCACAGTTAAAAAGGTCTTTCAAAAGAAAGAACTTGTAGAAATGATTGAAAAAGATTGCGCCGAAACCGATATTAAAAAATTATGCGGGGAAACATGGTTGCGGATTGAAGAGGAAATCAAACTGTCCTATCGGAAAAGGAAATATTCATGAAAAAAATACAACCCATTTTTATTGGTATCGACCCGGGGAAGACCGGAGCCATTGCCGTTATTGATTTTGATTTGAATATTCTTGATGTGAAAGACTGGCCTGGAAATGAATTGTTATGCGCTGAATTGATCAGAGATTATTGCTCATGGTGGAATACTGGGGAGTTCAAGATATTTGCTGCTCTTGAAAAGGTCCATGCCATGCCGCACCAGGGCGTGACATCCATGTTCACTTTTGGTGAAAATTACGGGATGTGGAAAATGGTTCTGGCAGCAAACGGAATATCCTATCTGAACCCCACTCCGCAGGCATGGATGAAAGGGCTGGTCGTAAAAAAGAAATATAATGGGGATGCAAAAAAAGCACATCTGGCTATTGTCTGCCAGATTTTCCCGGATGACCGGGCTTATTTCTCTGGTCCCAGGGGAGGAATTAAAACAGATCGGTGCGCTGCAGCCATGATCGCATATTGGAGACGTCAGCAATACCATAAAGGAGGGTAACATGAAAAAATTACCGTATATTCATTTGGTTCTGATCTGCGAAGAATGTGGAAATATTGTAAAAGAGACTGATGCTATCATTCCCAATTGGAAGGATGATGAAAATGATGTCAAAATATCCGTCCCGATCTGCCTCCACTGTGCTAAAAAAGCACGCCGGGCGGCCGAGTCAAAAGGGTACAGGGAAGGCGTCAAACGAACCCAGCAGCGATATAAAGCCCAGTTCTTAGATGCGGATTTATCCATGGGGCATTCATATTAAAGAAAACAGCGGCAATGAATAGAAAAACAAAGATAATTAAAAATATCGGCAAGGGATATGCGAATATATATTGTAATGAGTGTTCATTTAAGCCGGTAAAAATGATCAAAGCTGATGACGAACAAATCGGCAAATGGATATATCGTTGGTATAGGTGCCCTCTTTGTGGCCGAACGAAATCGCATAGAAGGCGCGTAAAAAAAGGTATATAATAATGAACGAAGCCGAAATAATTTTGAGATTGCACGGAATCGTGATGAAGGTTTCGGACGAATGCAAAAATGATTTGTCGGCCATTTCTGATACCATAAGAAAGATCAAAAATATGAATAAACAGATACCAGGAGAAGAAAAGATGATTAAGACAAATACAAAAACAGAGACGCCATCTGTAAAACTGCCAAAAACGCCTACAACAAATCATATCCTTTATTGGACTGATCCCGGTGCGTATCCGCCCAAAGCAAATTCCGGATTCAAGGTTTTTGGCAACGAACAAAGCATGCTCAGATGGATTAATTCTTTTGTTAAAAGACGCCCCAAAATTAATGTGGTAGCATGGCGTAAATGTGAGGAGATAAAATTGAAAGCCATCAGCGTGATAGAAAAATTTGAAATTCATCATGGTTAAATAAAAAACCTCCGTCTACTTATAATATAAAAAAGGAGGGATTATGAAAAAGCAGATCAACAGTAGGTGGGTGATTGAAAAAGGCTGCTGGAGTGAAGATCTCCAAACTTTTACAGATCGCACCACTGAGGAATTCGAACGACAGATTGAGATGGAGATCTTTCAAGACCTACGTAGCAATACTGTCCTTCATTTCATAGGCGGCCCAACTGGTCATGAGGCATATTATCTGGACGGACTTCTGCCCTTTAACGAAAAACAGGGCGAGTTCTGTATCTGTGCAGGCACTATCAACAGCTGGCCAGCCTGCTATGTCCAGTGGGCAGACGTTAAGAAATTCTACGAAGAGTATATCGAGCACAATAAATTAGCGTCCGACATCAAAGAAGGTATCAGTGAAATACTTGGGGAGGCATTGTCGGGAAACAAAAAAACCTATGAAACAGCAGACGGAGTTATCCGCTGGACCTTGGTCCTAAAAGATATGCATAATCTGGTTGACGATAAATTGCTTTCCGCTGAAGCAGGATTGAAGACAAAAAAGGAGGTCTAAAAATGGATGATAAACAAAGAAAAAAACTTGTCAAAAATACCATTGAAGCCACGATGTCTTTGCTAATAGCCATTGAGGACGCGGGAGGCGCTGCTTCCGCATTTATATCTATCGAAGTTCTTGAAAAAATGAGTATGCTTGATTTTATTGCTCAGGTAGCAGCCCCAAATAATATCCGCTTCTATTTTACAAAACCAGGGAAACAAAAATGATTGAATACATCAAAATCAAAAATTTCTTATCCCACAAAAACACCAATATCAGATTTTCTCACGGCGTGAACGCCATTATCGGAGATTCCGATTCCGGCAAAAGCGCCGTGATGAAAGCGCTTGATTGGGTAATTAATAACAAACCAGCTGGTGATGAGTTTGTTTCGTGGACGGCCGGGAAGGAAAGCACAACCGTTGAAATCGGGATAAACGGGCGGAAGATAATCAGAAAGAGAACAAAGTCAGAAAATTCATATCAGGTTGATGACAATGATCCATACCGGGCATTTGGACAAGGTGTTCCGGAAGACGTTCAAAAAATCATCAATATCCAGGATGTAAATATTCACAGACAGCCTGACAGCCCATTTTTGTTATCTGAAACATCCGGAAAGGTCGCTAATTATATCAATCAAATAGCCAAATTGGATATCATGCAACAAAGCATGGCCCGGGCCAACCTTGCCGTGAAACGGCGCAAGCGGCAACTGGGGAAATTGGAAGACGACCTTGTAGACCGGAAAGAAGAAATAAAAGAATTCAATTGGATTGATAATGCTGACGGATATCTGGAAGAACTGAAATCGTTACAAAACAGAATAAACAAAACCAGATCCCAGTACAACCAATTGTCCAGACTGATCAATGAAATAAAAAACCGCAAACCCAAGCTTGAATCATTTCGGTGGGTTGATAGTGCCGCCCGTTCTGCTGATAAAGCGGTAGAGATCATGGACAGTATTAAACAAGCAAAAGGAAAAAGGCGGGATTTATCCCGGGTATGCGACCATCTTGAATCCAGCAAAACCAAAATCAAAAAATACAGATGGCTATCCAAGGCAGTTAAAGAAACCCGCGAACTGGATAATGAATTAACCCGGTTAAAAGACAAACAAGATGAATTTGATTCATTGAGCAGTATCACTAACCGGTTGGCCGACTGTGAAGACAGAATTGGGAATTTACCGCCGCCGGCGGCTGAAATTAAATTAAAAAAATTATTATCTCTCGATTATAATATAAAAGAGACAACGGAATCATTTAACTCTATTTTGGACATAACAGAGGCTATTTCCGACAACGAAGAAAAACTGGAGAAAAAGGAACAGGAATTGAAAAAGATGCAGACCGAGTTTGACCGGTTAATGCCTGATATCTGCCCGCTTTGCGGCAAGGAACAATAAGGAAAAGGATTATATGAAAACACTTGAAGAATTTGAAAAAGGAGTAAAAGAAACCGCCATTTACCCTGGAGTTGACGGGCTTATGTTTAAGGTTATTCCGGAGACACACCAGCAGGTTCTGGCCGGGGATATAACTGGACTGCTTTACACCGCGCTTGGGCTTGCAGGCGAATGCGGTGAATTTGCCGATAAAGTCAAAAAAATCCTCCGGGATGATGGCGGGATAATCACATTGAAAAAGAGGGCCAAATTGGCTCACGAACTGGGAGATGTATTTTGGTATTTGTCGCGATGTGCTGCCGAACTGAGATATAACCTCGAAATGATCGGGGATATAAATCATTCCAAACTTATGAAGCGCAAGGCTGCAGGAACACTGGGAGGGTCGGGCGATGACCGTTGATGCTATATTATGCGCCGATACTCATATCCGGGCTGATACCCCACGTAACAGGATTGATAATTTTCCTACGGCGTTACAGAATAAATTTGAATATATTCTCAAGCTGGGTACGAAATATAACTGCCCAATTCTGATAGCAGGGGATATCGGCCACCGGCCGACATGGCCCTGGCCTTTGTATTCCTGGTTTATTCGAGTGGTGAAAAAATACAAATCCGATATTATCTGTATTCCTGGGCAACACGACCTTCCCAATCATAAACTTGACAAAATGGACGACGCCCCAATGGGGATATCAGCAATGACAAAGATGATCACTGTTTTGGATAACGGCTATAAAGTGGGGGTGGGGAAAATCAATGTATTTGGGTTCCCATTTGGAAAAGAAATAATATCCCCTTTCGATATGGTATCTGATACCAAGCAGATACACGCTTTGTCAGGTACCGATGGATTGAATCGCAATATTGCCATAACCCACCAAATGGTTATTGAGGACCGGCCGGAATACAAAGGTCAGGAAGGCACCAAGGCAGTTAACCTGCTGAAAAACAATGACTACGATCTGATTCTGAGCGGGGATAACCACAAACCATTCGTGGTTCAATACAAAAACAAATTGCTGGTTAACCCCGGTTCAATGATGCGCTCCAATTCCGACCAGGCTGGGCACCGGCCCCGGGTTTATTTGTATGATGCTGAAAACAACAAGGTCGTGCCTGAATACCTGCCCATTGCAAAAGATGTTATTAAAGAATCCGTGATTGACACCGAGGCATATAAAAAACGGTTTGATGCAGTGATTGAAAATCTGAAGGAAAAACAAGACCAATCAGTGACAATTGATTTCAAAGAAAATGTTAAACGGTATTTTGAAAACAACCGGGTAAGAAAAAATATAAAAGCCCGGGTTTGGGAGATTATAGACTCGGATGATATTTAAACCATAACGATTCTTCCACCTTTACATCGTTAATAGGCCGGGTGAAATTAAAAAAGGGTATAACGGTATAGATTTTAAATTTCAACATTGAGAAAACGATAGAGTAAGGAGAAATAATGGCAAATACAGACAACACAGATAGGTTGGCGAAACTGAAAAGAAAAATTGACGATGCCAGCCAGGAGCTGGCAAAGCTCAAGGGCGTTATGGAGCAGTTATCAAAACAGCTCAAAGACGAGTTTGGGTTTGATAATCTTGAAGCAGCCGAGGATGCCCTGGATCAGATGGAAGCTGATCTTGACAAGATGGAGATACGGCTTGAAAAAGGATTGGACAAACTGGAGGGTATGATCCCATGAAACGGTTTATAAGGCGGTATGGATATCTTCTTGTGGCGTTCGCTTGTTACACGATTGCCACCATAACCATTCTTTACTGGTGGATTTCTGATGAACTTATCTGAAATAACAAATAGAATTGAGAGGGCTAAAGGCGAACGCAATCGGATAAAAAAACAGATTGCCCAAGCCGAAAAGGACATTGTCCAAACGGAGAAGGCCCTCCGGGTTGATGAAGCAGCATTGATTATCATAAAAGCCATCGCCCAGGAAACACAGGAAACACTTCAATACAAATTATCTGAGCCTGTTACATTGGCCCTGAAATCTGTTTTTGATGATCCTTATGAACTGGTTGTAAATTTTACTCCACGCAGGGATAAGATTGAGGCAGATATCAGGTTCAAACGACAAGGCAACACACTTGCTCCCATGTACGCTTCCGGTTTGGGGGCAGTGGATGTGGCCGGGTTTGGTTTGCGAATCTCCTGTCTTGCAATGGCCCGGCCACGGCCTGCATATATTTTATTGTTAGACGAACCGTTCAAGCATCTGCGGGGCAGAAAAGAAAATATCCGGGTTATACAAATGGTCAAGGAAATCAGCCAGCGGCTGGACCCACCATTACAGGTTATTATGGTTAATGATGAGCGGGTCCCATTTGAAGAGATTGAAAAAGGGGCCGATAAGATCATATATATGACGATCAGCGGAGGGATAAGCCATGCCAATTGATGGGCCTTTTGATTCCGGATATAAATCACCTTGCCATCATTGCCCCTATGGGATAGAAGATGAATTATGTCGTTTATTGGGCAGTAAGCAAGCCCCCATCCTGACAGCCAAAAGAATATCGAAACTCCGGGAGAAATGCCAAAATTGCAAATACAGAATAAAGCTTGCCGAGGCAATGGATAAAGATCCTGTTTCAATTCCTGAAACAGATTTCCCGGTTGAGCAATTGACCTCGACGGCTACTAAAGTGAGGAGATAAAATGAACATACAACCAAAAAAATGTTGCAAAGTTGGAACGTACGAATGCCAGACACCCATGCCGATAAATGGCCGGGTGCGGGGTATTGATTATTGTATTGCTGATATAGTCGCCGCGTTGAATGCGGCCAATATCAAAACGGTTGCAAGCTGTTGTGGGCATGGGCGAATGGATGGGGAGATTACGCTTGAGGACGGACGGAAAATGATTATTGAAAACGGTATTAGATATTGGGAGGTACGGTGAAAGGCGAATACAAAGAATGGGAATTGACTGAATTGTGCAAGCTGGAAGATATCAAACGAAAGCTCCAGCAAATCCAGATTGACAAAGGCCTTGACAATAATTTTGATGCTTTGCTGTTGTTACTGATCCGGAAAGGTACTTTGTAATGACCAGAAAGAAAAGGCTGAAGGTGTATAAAAAATATGGTGGCCGGTGCGCCTATTGTGGTAGAAAAATAAAATTTGAAGAGATGCAGATTGACCATTTTATTGCCAAAAGGCGATCAGGGTATGCAATCAAATTTGGGTTAAAAAGCGTTAATGATTTCCAGAACCTTATGCCTTCCTGTCGCAGGTGCAACCTGTATAAGAAAGCCCTGCTGCCGGAACGGTTCAGATCAAAAATGGAAACCCTCCACAGACGACTGAAAAAACAGTACATGATCAAAATAGCCCGGGACTATGGGATTGTGAAATTCCAAAAATGGGATGGATTGTTTTACTTTGAAAGGGTAAGAAATGAAAGCAAAATTAAGTCTTAAATGGTGGTTTGTTTGTTTATACCTCCCATTGATTAAGCATTTTTTACGTATCAGCAGGATGTTTGATAGCGATATTGAATTGAATTTTAATAAATTCGGATATTGGCTTAGAAAGGCAATTGTTGTAAAAATAACAAAAGGATAAAAAGCATGACAATATATCAAACCTTCCTTCTAGGATTATTGATCTTTGGAGCTACAGGGTTTGTAAAGGCAACCCGTATATGTTACCTGGAGATTATTGACCCTGTTTTTGATGAAAAAGAACGGTGGATAACAATTTGCTGCTGGGGTATTGCTTTGATTTGGCTAACGGCCTTGTTTTGTTTTTTAACTATCTTCATATAAGAAGGTAAAGAACGAAAATCAAGATAACAAGGAGGACTTATGAATGAAATAATAATGACTAAAAAAGAAAAAAGAAAATACCAGGTCTGGGAAGAGGATTGTTACAACAGAGAGTGTTTTATCCCGTTTTCCGGCAATGGGATAAAAATCTGCCGGTTGTATGAACTGGGGAGATGTCCTGAAAATCGGACAAATAATTATAAAGATTGTAAAGGAGGCACAAAATGAAAAATGAAATGTGTATGAAAAAATTTAACGAAATAGAAATTAATGGCATAAAATATGCTAAAAAGGGACAACCAAAAGAAATTATTGACAACTATGTTATAGTCCGCACTCGTTCTGCTGATGTATTCGCAGGAGAAATAGTAAAAAAAGAAGGTATTGAAATAACGCTCAGGAATGTTCGCAGGCTATGGTTCTGGGATGGAGCAGCAACTTTATCGCAGCTTGCAATGGAAGGTGTAAAAAAGCCGGAAAATTGTCAGTTCCCATGTGAAGTTGCTCAGATAACTTCACGGTGGATTGAAATAATTCCATGCACCCAGAAAGCTATAGATAGCATCAGAGGAGTAGCAATATGGGAAGAGATAAAACAAGGTTCTGGTTCTGGTTCTGGTTCTGGTTCTGGCTATGGTTATAAAGATGGTTCTGGCTAAAAAAATACAGGAGTTCAGGTTTAAAAAACATATAACCAATCAATTATCTGTGAGGAAAAACATGTTATATGGCGTGGTTAAGTGGTTAAACGATCACCCGATTTTAGATGGAATGCCGTATTTCTCTAGTGTTGAGGATGCCACCGAATACGCGCTTGAACACGAAAACATAGGAAAACAGACTGGTTTTAATGTGAGGTACACAATTATCCGGCTTAGACCGGTAGCACCGGGGAAAAAGAGACTTAACCGCCGCCCATGACCGATATAGATGCCGAAGGAGGAATTATGAGATTACCATACCTGCAACGCTAAGAGATGCCATCAAATAAATAATTAATAAAATCAATAGGTTATAAAACATGATTTCAACGAAATACATGAATATTGATAACTACTTGATTTTATTATAAAAACTTGTCCTTAAATTTAAACGATCTTTGTATGGTGTATATAATTGTATTGATCAAAAATTATCGTTTAAATATGGGCGAATAAGAAGGTTGAAAAAATGATTGACTGGTATTTATTGGTTCAAAAATATAATGACAAGCACGGGGCCGATTACGAATCAGAACGTAGCCTGCTGATTGACCTTTATGAAAAATACCGCTCGACCAACAAGCTGGGGGATATCTTGCTTGTGTCCCATACCACAATCCAAAAAAAATTAAAGGAGTACGGGGTTAAAATGCAACCTCGTGGATACCCTCATCTAACCCCGGTCCAAAATAAAATCCTAAAATACCGTAAAGATAGGTTCAAAGATATGACAGCCAAAGAGGCCGCTGGCCTGATCGGCTGTTCTGTCAACCAGGCCCGGGATATATTCAACAAGTTTGGATATAAGTACAAAAAAGGGCCTAAGTACAAAAAAGACCGTTAAACTTCTTCCTTGACCGCATCTTTGTCTTTGCTTTCAATCACCGCCACCCGATCCTCAAGTATCATAATCTGATTTTCTTTTTCTGTGACCCGCTCCTCAAGTATCGTAAGATGGTTTTCTTTTTCTGTCAACTGCGCTCTCAGATTATTGATCTCGGCAGTCACCTCTTCCAGATCCGGGCTAACCTTTTTGTATGCAATCGTCCCCGGCAATCCCGTGTCAATCAGCGAGTCGTAAAGGCGGCCCGTTTTAACCGGAATTAGAAAATGATCGCCTTCCCCGGTTGCGGCCTTGGCTTGTGATTCGGTTTGAAATAGCCCTATTGGGTTATTGTCTTTTATTAATATCCACATAGTTGATTCCTTTACCAAATGGGGTTTATACATGTAACCGAACTCAAATCAGCCCATAATTCAAAATCGGTCATATTACTTTGTTGGGCGCTTGAACTGGTCTTAAGATATATCTGACAGAGATCACCTATCGACCAACCGGCTATATCCTCTGAATATTCAACATAGCTTGTACTTTGAGTAACGCGTTCTGTGCCAATAGCCACACCATTACGATATATTCTGCCATAAACATTAACGGAACCAATATCGTCATTTTTTAATTTAAATTTAATTCTCAATGAACCTTCTTGCGCTATATATGCTTCAGCTTTTTTTGTATATGTTTCCATATTGGTTCTGTGCTCATTATCGTCGTACGCGATACATACGGTATCAGCTGCAATTGTTGGCCGATTTTGCACCCATTTGGAATTAACCCCGTCATGATCGTGCCCGTCAGTGTTGTTTTTGACATCATACAGGATCAGGTACGTATCCCCGGATCGCACGCCGTCGGCATAAAGATTGTCCCCGGTGCAGACAAGCCGATTGTTTGCGTCGTCCGTATCGTCAATGGTGTACATGTTGCCTTTTGCAAGGCCGGAGGTAATCAATAATGTACGCCCGTTATGATCGTCATTGCTCCACGTTGAGGCTGTGTCCGTGAGGTAGCCGGTTGTGTCGTTCGGGGGATCTGATGTTGCCGATCCGGTTATACCGGTGCTGGCAAGCAGGATCAGGATTGCCTCAAGGTTCTCTCGAATTTGGGACATCAGCTCTTCATTTATGGGCGAGTCTGCGTCTGTTTCGGTTGTAAGAATTGCTCGTAATGCTGATAAATCAAAAAAAGACATATTTGCTCCTTATGGCATAATAAGGTTTGTGGTTTTGATAAGAGAATCATCTCTAATCGCAACATAATCGCCCTTGTCGAACCCGGTATCAAGCAGGGTGATTTTTACCCGGCCTTTTTTCCAGTCAATGGTGCGGTCAATGATTTCTATGCGCTTTGCAGTAAATCCTCTTGTGCCTGTCACAATATCCGGCAGTTTAGAGTGGGTGAACGGGACTATGTCTCCTGCTTCAGATAACCACCGGCTGAAAAAACACGATATAACTATCTTTGACGGAGGTGTCGCAAATCTTCCAAAGATCCGGTTTTTCCGGCGCTCAAGTACGTCCTCTGCCCGTTGGCCTGATATTGAGCTTGTGCCTAAATCTGTGTGCAAGCCCTTTGTTTTTATTACAAGGGGCTTCTTGCCCGGGCCTCGATTGTTAAGAGATATTGTGTCAATGTAATCGTCTTCGTTATCGAATTCGTCATCAACATGATCGTAATTGTAATGCAGTTCAATTTCGTTGATTGTTGCGGCCAAGTTAGCGTCCCATGATGGGGTGCCGATTATGTTGTCCTCTGAAAATGACTGCACTGTTTTCGACGTGACTATGGGCGGTTTGAACGGCGTAATGTTTATCTTGCCATCGCCGTCAATGGTGGGATAGCAATTCAGCACCTTCAGAATCTCTGTTTCAAGGAAATCTTTTGCTTTAATCTTGTCGGTTATTTGGAATTTCATATAATGTGAGTCACCCGGGAAATAATCGTCCCTGACCGTTTCGATATTCGTCACATTGATATTATCGTCATCGATACCAAGGCCCCAAGACTCATCAAGATAATCATAATCTCCATTTGTGCCGTTGCCCGTTGAAATAAGCACAGCAAGATAAATATTAAGCGGATTGCCCTGCAATGTAACAACATTGGAGTCTGACGCATCCCGGAATATTTTCCGCTGTAACCATTTCTGCGGATCGGTCACATCGAAAATATAAGACAAGCCGTCTTTAGAGAGTTTGAGCCCTGTCACCCAACCGACCGAAACATCGAGCATATCAGCCTCGGCCATACCGAGATATCCGGCCTTGATGGTGGTTTTCCGCCTGTGGAAAAAATAATTGTCCGTTGCAAGTAGTGCGGTTATCTCATCGTTATAATCCTGTATTGTGACTGTTACCCCGCCAATGCTGCCTTTGCCTTCCTCAGGGATCACCTTTTGAGAATTGCCTCTGATATCAATAAGATATTGTTTGAGGGTATTTGACGGAGACACGGGTTTATGATTGCAATAGTCTTTTGTTTCCCCGTCGAAATGGATAAGGTACATCGGCGTCTTGTAATCAAGATCGTGCTTGTTATCAAAATTTGTATTGGTCGATAACATTATTTATTCTCCATGCCGCCTATCAGAAGTTTTGCATTGCTTTCATGAGTTCTTGCTGTGTTTTGCTTTTGTTATATTTAGAACAAGAACTACGTCTATCCTATTATTGAATCCTTAATATTTTACATTTAATTGTTGAGGTCAATAAATTTCTTACCCTTACGGTCGTTGTAGAAGGATAAACACATAAATTGTTATCCGTATTAGTTATAGTAATATTAGCAGTACCAGCTACTTTTACCACTGAAGTATTCCCATCCGCATCTGTCGCAACCGAAAATAATCCGGCTTCATGCAATGCAGAATTATCACTACCAGTAACAAGAAGGAGACAAGCAGTTGAAGATGAAAAATTTGTCAAAACTAAGTCAGATAATCTTTCGAGGTTTGCCTCCGACATTCCACGTAATCGAGTTGAACCATATCCATTGTCATCATTTAGTGTTAAAAAAGTACTGTATATGCTCCGCACATGTAATTGAGGTGGAGTTGAAACAGTAGTTGGGTAAAAGCCTACAATAATAGGATATCTTGTCCCTGTTGTTTTATCTGGGTTAACTGTAACATTCGTAACAGAAGCAAATGAAAGATTATTTACTAAAATACTATGTGCATCAGTATTGTTTTGATTTGCCTTAATCCCATTGACAAATCTCTGTATATTAACATTTGATATACATATTCCAGAATAATAATTAAGATAATCTGCATCAACAAATGAACCATACACTGTTCCGCCATTACACCCACCATAAAAGCCGCCAATAATATTTATACTGTGTTGAGTAGTAGTTCCATCATGGCCTATATAAAACATTCCATAATCTGCTCCATCTGCTCCTGATGGTACGTTTTCACTATAACATGTAATAAAATCTGCTCCAGCCTCCCGATATAGCCTTACACCACCTACACTTAGAGATTCAAATAAACAAGAAACAAACCTAATAGTGATACTTCTCCTGACAACTACGCCCCAAGGAGATTCCCTAAAAATACAATTAGTAAAAGTATCGGTAGTATTTATATCAGTACTTATATCCACACAAGAAGATGAACACGCACCAATGTATATATTTTCGTAGGCATTTGTCATCGTGAAATCACAATGAAGTCCAACCTGAAAGTGCTCTATTCCCATATTTTCAAATATAGATCGAGCACTTTCCTCAAGGTGTAAACCATACTTACTATAAGTTACGCCTTCAGTTGTATTCCCCTTGAGATACAATCCTGATATGTGTACTTTTGATGAATAAGAATCAGCCGTATCGTTGATTATATGAAAGAGAGACTTTTCTGCAGTAGGTGCAAATGTAATCTGTGTTGGAATTTCAGCCGTTCTCATACCATCCTGAAAGTCTGAAACCGAAAACTTATTTTGGCCCTCTAATATCATCCCTGCATATACATTAAGAGTGTCCGTAAAGAGATATTCACCAAAACCAAATTCACATCGTTTAACTGTACTACTTTTCATATCTAACAATAATGACTGCATTTCAGTAGTTGTATCTGTACCATCTCCAACTACACCACGCCAAATAACAGGGATTTTATCTGTACTTCCCGATTCAAAAACAATTCTCCCATCCCCACTAAACACCTGATAGAGCCCAGCAGAGAAAGAGCCGTTGATGGTAAGGGTGTAGCCGTTTAGGTCTATGCTACCGCCTTGCTCAATTACAAGCGCAAGTGTTGAAGGGATGGTCAGATCGCCGGTCAATGTCTGAGTATTGGTGATGCAAACACCCATTTTAGTGGCGCCAATAGCCGTCACCGCCGCCTCAAGCCCACCCCAGGCGCTGACATTAACTGCGCCTAAAATATCATTGACTATGATTTTATTCGTTGTATCTGCACTTGCATCCCGGATCAATAACAAATCTTCGCTCGGAACAATCGTTAATAATGAATCGAGTTCTTCCATATTTTTATTCATAATTTCAAAAATCCTTCCCCTGTGTCCAAAAGTCCAACAAAACCGCCCTTAATCTCCGCAAATTTGAACGTGTGTCGATAATATTTTCCCAATTTCGGCGGATTAAAATTCTTGTCTAGACTAATCAGATCAGGATAATATTCAAAATGCCTTAATTTATCCCCTAATGCATATGCCTGCTTTAGATTGTCAACTATTGTAACCGACACGCCCGCTGATATGGAGGCGATCTCAACGATCTCAAACTGATTGTCCGCATCTGTTTCGATCACGCAAATATCGCCTACCGTAAGCCCTTCTGTTACCGTTAATGGGATGACTTTTTGGCCTGCGGCCGCAGCATCGTCGAGCGTTGAACTGAAGGTTTTGGTTGAATCCATGGCGAGAGAAAACGGCTTGCCTTGCCTGGCCCAACTCCAAAAGGCGATCATATCATAATAGGTTGACTCATCAAGATATAGATCAATAGACATCTCCTGTATGCCATATTGATTGATTTGCTCAATTTTGCCGGACCCAGATTTGTTTTGGTTGTACTCCTGTTTCCAATTGAGCTTCAGCCCGGCAGGAGAAGTATATGATATATCGATATTAATTGAATCATAGGTTATTCTAATTGTCATGCCAGACCCTCCGCAAACTTAGCACGGGAAGCGATAAGCGTAACTTCCCGGTCCTCAACCGCTTCATTGATTTTTTCAGCAAGCTCCTCAATATATGCTTCATCCTCAATACGGACATCCCCTTCAAATATTATGGTCAGATCCCTTTTCTTTTCATAATCATCTTCAGTTATGCCGGTTTCGGGCATAGTGTAATCAGCCCCGCCACCTTCCGTACCAGAAATAACGCCACCTGATGTTCCCGAAGATGTTGAACCGCCAGAGGGACTGGCTGACAATATTGACGCTATTTGAGCAGCCCCAAATGCGATGGCTGAAGCAGCATAAGCAGCCGCCAAAGCAGGTCCACCAAACGGGCCGCCGGCAGCCATACCCATGCCCCATGCGGTTACAGCGTTTTTGGCAGTTGCTGCCACGGCTTCGGCAATCTGTATACCTTGCCAAATTCGAAAAGCAACTTTGCTATGCCTGCCAAATTCCGCAAATGCCGCGGACCAATTAGCAACCATGCCCCTGGCAACCTGTTTTTGGATTTTGGCCTTGCTATTTTCAAGGTCAATTTCATATTGATATGCCCTTGACAGGACTTCATATTTTTCCTGTTGCTGAAGTTGCCAAAAATCCATATATTCAGCGTCTTTTTTCGCCATTTTATCAACATGGGCACCATAAGGATCTTCTTCTTCGCCTTGATCGCTACCCCCAAACATTGACGGAAGTACTTCTGTTGATATAGGCTGTACAAGTTTAACCTTATCAATCATTGTGTCCAGCATATCAATAACGCCAGATATTTTCTGCTGTTCTTCTTCCGTCTGCATTGTCCCAGCTTTGATAAGAAGGTTGTATTCCTCACGCTTTTTATTAATCCTGTCCAATTCCATCTCATATTTAATGGATTTAGACGTTCTGACACCTGCGCCTTCTTCTCTCTCTAATTCCTTGGCTTTTTTGAGTTTCTCAAGAACATCGAGGAACTTCTTATTCAACACATCAAGCCTAATGACAGCATGGGCTACAACAATTTCCCCAAAGGTTGATCTGATTTTATAAAATGTTTCAACGATTACCTTGGCTGCCGAAATCATCGTTTTAAATGCAGATAGCACAAATATGGATATAGCCGTTGCGTTTACATTGATTGTGTCTGTTATCGCAGTGACCATGCTTGTGAAAACTTCTAAAACACCTGACTCCATGACCTTTGTCCGCAGACTGTACCATGCATTAATGAGCCTATTAAGCGCCGCTTGCGCTGATTTGGAAGACTCAACCGCTGCATCCGCATATCTTTCTTTCAATGCTTTTGCGAACTTGGGAAGGAAATCATCTGCGTATACTTCCCCCATTTCAAGAGCTTTGGATAATTCAGCGGTTGTCATTTCCATAGCCTTAGCGGCAAGCTGGAATGCGCCAGGTAATCGCTCGCCTAACTGTCCTCTTAATTCTTCAGCCTGAACTTTTCCTTTGGACATAATCTGATTAATCGCTGTTAAAGCTCCTGACGTTTCTTCAGAAGACAAATGCAAGGCCGTTGACGCTTCTGCTACCGCCTGATATATTTCAATCGTCTTTTGTCCTTCAAGATTTGTACCCCGGGCAGCGGCGGCCAGCTTTATAAAATCTTTTACCTGATCCTGAAAAACAAGTCCAAGCCGTTCTGACTCCTGCCGTAACCATGTTTGAGCCATGGCGGCATCTTCTGCAGAGCCCATTGCCGCAGCCATTGACTTATTCATTGCATCCATGGCAATACCGGCTTCGATGAAACTCTCCGCAAGCCGTTTCACACCCCAACCAGCAAAAGCAGCGACAGCAACACGTTTCAAAGTGCGTAAGGAATCACCCATCTTTTTGGTAGAGGTCTTCATGGCTTTTTCGGAATGAGCGAGCCCTTTATCGAGCCCTTTGGTGTCAACTCCGATATACGCCAGTAAACTGCCTATTGTCGCCATAAACCCTCCATATCAAAATCGTCCAAAAACAGCATTGATTTTCTTTATCAATTCATCCTTATCTGGTGCTATTGCTTTTGCAGGCGTCTGCGGGATCAGATCAGTAAATTTTATATCCCGCTTTAATGACTTCCCAGCTGAGTTGTAAACCGCCTGCGCTATCAGCGCCGCCCGGTTATTATTCGCATCCTCACCAAACCCAAATGGTTGGACCCGGGTAAACGCCATCCATTCAGATAATTCTTCCGAACTCATCTCCCGCAACAATTTCTTGACTGTCATGCCAAGCGCCAGAGCCAACCGGAAGATGAATTGTCGCTCCGGCCTTTGAATCAGTTTTTTGTTAATTCATCCACGTCTTCTTTTGTTAATTTATTCAACCTCTGCGCCACCGAAAACAACCGGTCAACTGCTGCTGCTGATTTGTCAGCAAGCTTTGGAATATCATCAAGAGAAAACAGAAGCACACCATCGCTGCTGCAAGCAGTAACGGCAACCAGTCGGGACCTCATATATTCAATATTTTTTGTAATCGCCTTGCCGTTTTTAATTTCAAACATATCAGACTCGAACCGGTCCCGCTCCGCGGCGGTCATCATTTTAACATAAACATCCCCATTCCATTCTGGGACATGGACTTTCTCTTTTTTAATGTCGTCTGCCTGAAAAATAAGATCTTTGGTTAATTCCATTTTTGTTTCCCTCCTTGTTACTGGTTAATGAATTTCAAATAAATTTTAAGGTGTATTGGTGAGGGTCGGTTTCCCGCTCACTTTGATCGTCACGTCATGGGTGATTTTATCATTGAGCGGCGGGGCCAGAGATAACCCTGTAACCAGCCCGGCAAATTCCCAGGTGGTATTCCCGGCATCAGGCAACTCCAATTGATAATTAACAGTATCGTCATTCTCAAAATCCGTCACCATATCATTGTATCCGGAATAAGTGAAATGAACAGTCAAGGTGATATCCCCTGCATCCCGTAACAACCCTAGAAACTCCTTGTATCCGCTCTGGTTGTTATCGTGGTTTGTAACCTCCGTGGTGTCCCTGGACATATTCGGCCCTTTGATATCCACCAATTCAGCAATTTTGGTGAATGTTTCGCTGGACGTCCCATCCCCTCTCTTAAACTCAACTCCTAATCCTGATATTGCATTACTTATCGCCATCTTTTTTCCTCCTGTGTTTCTATCGTTTTCTCAATGTTAAAATTTAAAATCTATACCGTTATACCCTTTTTTAATTTTACCCGGCCTATTAACGATGTAAATTGTCAGATCGGTTATGTCCCGGTCCTATGACATAAAAAATTAAGGGTGAAAACAGGCCTTTGGTTATCATCGTATCCAATAAAGTTCGAATCGCCTTCTGCCAAAATTTGAACATACCTGGTTGATCCAACCGATTGAGATGCCATCTTATGCAGATATGCTTTTATGTCCTGTGCTATCTCATATGCCCCGGCATAATCGTTCCTGTTCCCTCTCACCCGGATCATAAACCCAGGCTGATCATACGTTTCAGCAACAGGAGTTGGGGCAAAGCCCGGCCGATCATATATTGTTACGCATTCGTTCGGAGTTTTGGGTTCCTGTCCTATGAAAAGGTCTGTCGCCAAGGTCAAGCTCAACCCGGAAGACGACAATACCAATATATCTGCTATGTCCACAGCTACAGAATTCATCTGATTTTTGCCTTTCTTCTGATAATCTCCAAAATTTTATCTGCGCTCTGCCTTAATGGATCCTCAAGAAATTTCCACTTACCAACCGTTGAAAAAACCTTTTGTTTTGACCTCCTTCCCGATGGCAACAGTGGCGCCCGGTATGGCCTGCCAGATGGGCTGAATCCCTCCGTGGCCCCGGCCCGAGGGTTTTCATGAACCGATCTTGCATATACTGCTGAATATCCAACCAAGGCCCCAGGCTTTCTTTGTGTCCCAAACGGTTTGACATATGCACTATTTTTAAGGGCGCCAGTAACAACCGGGCATTCGGCCTGTGATTCGCCCTTAACATATTGTGCGGCGGCAAGCACACCGCCGGCGGTCCGGCCCCGGATCTTCCTGATCTCTTTGGTAAGGTTTTTCACGACATCTTCAATGCCTACAACTGGGGTTGTCATATCCAGGCCTTCCTTTCGCTCTCATTATTCTTAATTCCCGGCACCTTGCGGAATGCCCGCACCTCATATGCAGTTAATACAGCCGTGGGATCCGCTTCGTCAGACGAGCTGAGATCTGCCAGTTCACCAAGATAAACATAATCCCCAGAGGTCATATCATGCGCTGTATAAATCACACCTTGAGATTTCGTCTCCATACCATCCGTATCAATAAAAAGTTCTTCTTTGTCCTCCCACCGGCATGATTTTTCAACAGGAGCTGAAAACGTGGGCTTGTTGAATTTATTTTTACCAGACCTGTCCCACCATACCATTGTCTGTCGCAGATTTCTTGTTATCCAGCTCATTTTGGCTCCAGTTCATCTACCATTGCAAGTACCCCATCAACCAAATTGCACTCCAGCACGCCCTCAAAATATGCTTCAGCTTCTTCGAGTGTTGCATATGTATTTGCGCTTGCGTCACCGGCTGTTGCAATGAGAGTAAGTGCCATTATATTTTCTCCCTTTATTTATCTGTATGACAGATTTTTAGCAACTGCGTTTGTGAATCTATCAATATCAAATTGCGTTCCTGGACATGTCTTATCCGCAAGTAAAGAATGGGGATATATTCGGTTCGGATCGATAGCCAGGGTTTTACACAGACTTGAAATAAAACGAACCCCCAGCGTCCACATAGCATCCGGAACCGGCCCGAGGTCGTAATTGCCGACAAAACATACGCCAATCGATTTATAATTCATTCTATCTTCTTTGCAATGGGCACCAATTTCATCCATCATTCTGCCGGTCAATATTTCATAATGATCCCCCACCAATTCGATGCCAAAGTGGTACCCAATATCACGCCAGCCGAGCTGCACGGTATGATATCGTCGAATTGCGTCCCAGGATACGGTGCCTGAATCTTTTGTCAAACTGTGGTGAATTATAATATATTTAGGTGTCATTGTTTCATTGCCCTTTCGATTGCCCGCATATGTTCGAATATCTCATCTTTAAGCGTTCCAATCTCTGTCCTGATTGTGGCCTCAAGGCGTAAAGTCATGTTCTCCTGCTTCATTTCACAATATGGCTTGTCCACATAACTCTCAAGGGCCTTGTCGATAGATCGTTTCTTTTTCGAAATTCCACTCCAGAAAAACCCCATCATCGCCCCGATAACAGGTACTGTCAGCCATCGATCAGGATCAGTCCAAGCCATCTTCCGCCTCCTCATATCTTTTCAGTTGCAAAGCAGCCGTATATTTTTGAAATAATATCTCCAAACTTTCGCAGTATTTTATTTGCCTGTAATCATGCTGACCAGTTTGTTTGCAACACCCCGTTTTTCCGCCGACCTGCCAATAACCCATATCGAGCAGACTCCGCCCCATGTGGCCCAAAATTCGCCGGGCAGGACAATCGACGGCATGTCGGACAGCGGCTTGCCGGTCGCGATCAGCGCAAGCCATGCGGTCATCGGAAGGATCACGTGCACAAGGCCGATTGCGATCAGGCCGAAATAGACGATGCATGGCCGCGCCCGCTTGGTGAAGTTATCGCCCTGGCTCATCTCTGACATGATGATTGATTTTTGCGATTCGAGCAGAGAGGTTTCCCGCTGGTCGAGCATTCCCTGAATCTGGATCTGTGCCTGAGCCTTTTCCGCATCCGTCATTTTTGCAGGAAAAAACCGTTTAATTAGTGTGTCCGCAAAATCGGCCACTGAGCCTATGCCTGTAAGATCGAGTCCCATATCAACACCTCCTTTTGTATTAATCGCCTACATGAACATCAGGCGATTTGTTCAATAACGCCGGCAATATCAGCTCAAACGCACTCGGCCGGCCACGGTTATCAACCGTGATCTCGTGCGATTCCGTTTTGACCGTGACCAAGGCGTCACTTTTTGATTTGACGACATATGTCAGCCCATCGGGCGTCTGATACGTTGTTGTTACCACACAGCCTGTCATAAATAGCAGTATTATGATTAATGATAACTTTTTCATCTCCGGCCTTTATGCCAATAGGCATCATACACCGCCATCAGACCATGCTGTTGATGTTCCATGCAATGCCTGCCATCCTGTTGCCTCAAGATAATACAATGTTATAACATCACCGGCTTTGTCTATAGCGCATGATAATTTATCTCCATCATCAAGAGCTGTGCCCAATAAAGTAAATTTATCATTTGCATAAGGTTTGACATGTTTTGCTGTTGCATCGGTAACCCAAAAAGAAATAAATGCTCCAACTGTAAGCGTTGTAACATCAGGCAATGTGACAGTCGTGCCATCTCCAGAAAGGGGAATTATCCCACCATTAATTGCAACAGCTGTTAGCGTTGTGTCCGAGCTAATTGTAGTAGCGACATCAATTCCGCCACTAATAGCTGCTGGTGTAGTTATCGATCCATCACTTCCAAGCGTAACATTGTCCAACCATTCCGTGAGTTCGGTATAGTCATTCCCAGACAGATGATATCCTTCCGAATTACCTGGAATACCTCCAAGATCCTGATGATCTGCAACCGTTCCGGCAGGGGCCTTTTGGCCAAGATAGCTATAAACTCTCTTAAAATTAGTTTCCCCTTCTTTGACAATGACCTTGCCAACCAGCATGCCGATATTGCCAAGCATATCAGGCAGAGATGTCGGAGCTTCCTCTTCAATGGCGTCTGCAAGCTTACTGTACTGAGATGTGCCATAGACCATATACACATGTCCGTCTGGATCTATATAGATGTATCGGCAGGTCTTGTAATCTGCTGTCAGGCTTGCAAGTGTTCCTGAGCCGTCATCATAATACTGATTGTCAATCTGCTGCACAGATGCAGTGTTCCAGCCAGTTCCGCCATCACTGTAATAGGCAGTTAATGCTGTGCTTGTGGAATCATAAGCAGAAATGGATTTCTTCGTTAATCCGGCATAGATGGTGCCTTCAGAAAGTTTAAGATACCGGGTGCCTGTTTCGGAAGGTTTGACACCAGACACCCATTGAAACTTGCCGTTGACTTCCATGTCTTTCCAACAAGTCTTAGCCGAATAGTTCGCAATAAGCTGTCCGGCATTGGTCATATGGAGAGTTGTGCCTGAGCGATATACGAGGCCAAGCAAAACTTTGGTATTATGATCTGTAGGGCTTGAGGTGGCTACACCGATCTGTGGAGTACCGAAATTATAATCAACATAGATGAAATTGATCGAGTTATCAGTGAGGGTTGCATTAGTGTTCTCTGCCCAATCGAAAGAATACAGGGCGCCGGTGTCGCTGTCCGTGCTCTTGATCAGCCCGGTTCCGGCCGCTACCGTTATAGAGCCATCGCCGTTGTCTGTAAATCCGCCGCCTGTGAATTTGCCTGCGGACATATAGGTATTGATAATGGCCTGGAGATCTTCATATGTCGGTGTACCAAGCTTATTTAATCCTACGTGTTCTGCGGGAATCTTTGCATCAGATCCAACAGGTTCTAAATCACCTGAAGAATCATATTTCCATTTTTCTGCTTTGTCAGGCGGATCGGCATAAACGGCTGTTGCCGAAAAAAGCAGAATCAAAAACAGGCATAATATTTTTTTCATAACTTCACCTCGTTATTTTGCAAAAGTCACATAAACAGTTGTGGTTTTATCAGTCCCAAGATCCCCGGTTTTCATAATCAAACCATCATCAATGGGAGGCCAGTCGCCTAATGTGTACGATCCTGTTTCTGTCTCTTTATCAGTGGCCGAGCGTGCCGGGATATCCAACAGCAACGCTCCTTCAATGCCACCTCGGGAGGAATAGAATTTCAGTGTATACGCATTAGGCGCTGGGCTCCCAGGCCATGTTTCCACCCTAATTATATATGATCCCCGCAAGCTTAACCGCCGGGATAATGAGCTGGGGGTTAGGCGGTTCGGATCAAGATTAGTGAAAGTAAAATCCGGCACCGTACCTGCAGACGCATCGCCAGTACAAAGCAGTTTCACCGTTATGACCACATCGTCCCCATTTATGGTCCAAGTTCTGCTCTGTTCTACTACTGAACCAGCAGCATATACGGAACCGCAAAACAGAAAAAGTAACAGAACCCCTAAAAACACCCTTAAAAATTTCATTATTCTCCTCCTCATAACCAATCAATTACATCAAGTTTTGCGGCCCGTTTGCCTAAATTGGCAAGCGTACCGGTTGTATCCATAGCCATAGCCTGAAGGCCATACGGAGTTGACTCCAACCCTTTACCTTCTTTGCCAAGAAAAAATGTCGCCCCGGCATCCCCGGTCTTGATGATTTTTTCACGAGGATCTCTGATGGCAACAAAATGGGCTGATAACCACCTTTCAATTTCCTTCAACATAGCGTCCGACAACCCCGAATCGCCCAATAAATCAGTCACCAGTAAATTGGCAATGGTAATGAAGGGAGTAGTCGTTACATCAGTTTCAATGATCTCTTTTACTTCGTTATCTGATACCCGTGCCATTTTTTGACCTTCTTATTCGCCCATATTTAAACGATAATTTTTGATCAATACAATTATATACATCATACAAAGATCGTTTAAATTTAAAGACATGTTTTTATAATAAAATCAAGTAGTTATCAATATTCATGTATTTTGTTGAAATCATGTTTTATAACCTATTGATTTTATTAACTATTTATTCGACCAAAGAGCCGGTTCAATAAACGATTCAATTTTATTCTTATCATACTCAAGCCCCAGTCTTATCAATATAGCTCTGATACCGGTATAATCCCGGTCAATCCATTCCTGAGGCCAGGCATATTGTATATTTAAGCCTGCATGGGACATCTGCAAAAAGCACTCTTTATGATGATCCACCCATTTCAGCCATCCAATTTCATCAGCATAAGCCCTCATAAATCTGGTTTTCAGACATGACCTGACAATATCCCCGCTTGCCCGCCGGACAATAATCCATCTGGCGTTCGGGAAGGCCCTCGCCCAAACCGGCCAGATTATGCACATCTTGGGATCTTTGTAAAACCACGGGCCGGATTTGTAACCCTGATGCCTGATTTCATGAAGCACAATCTGCCGCCAGTTATCAACGGCCTGTTCAGACACCAATTTACAAGAGTCAATATCAGGCAAAGGATTCTGCGCCATGGGGTCGGCACCAATTGACTTGATAAACGGTTTTACGAGCCGGTCCCGAAAGGTAATATTCTCAAACATCCCTTTCTTATTCTCCTTCTGCGCCGGGTACATATCCCCGCCCCAGGCACCTGCCTGATTAATTATCCCGGCCGTCATTGATGTCCCGGACCGGGCACAGCCCGTTATAAGGATCGGTTCGATCATAGCCTGGCATCCTTTATCCATTTATCGTTCACGTCCCCAGGTCTTGGCTGTCCATGAAATATTGCCACTCTGATGTCTTCAGGCGGTTTTGGTTTGCACTGCCATTTATAACTGTACAACCCGTTCACCTTGTCCTGCCATGCCAATATTTCATATCCATGTGACATCAACCTGTTCTGAGTATACAGCATTTCAGAACGGAATTGGCTGATATATTTTTCAGGATCTTTTTTAAACTCATCATAAATCCAACCAAAATCACCATTCCAACCCATGAACCCATTGATCCAAGGCCAAGGAGCTGTTTTTCTGAATGGCTGCATAAGCAGGAATTGATTTGTATTCAGTTTCAAAACCTCTTCAGCCATGGGGGTAATATCCCCTACTATAACCGTATCCAGCCCAGTGGCGAGCACCGGCCCTTGAATCCTGAACATTTCCTGAACCGACCACCATTTAGGCTTCCATTCAGGAGTCTCAAGCGGAATATCTATGACCATTCCGTGATTTATCCTGACATCAGTTAGGCAGAAGAACACATAAGGACAATGCAAATTCCTCCCAACCTGCCTGGCTAATGTTATCACGTCATCAGAGGTATAATCACCGCCGGAATTAAGAACGACAACGAATTTTATCATTTTATCCATTGTTCCTCCGGTACATGGCCTTGAAAAGCAGCCTGGGTTTCAGGATTATACCAAACTTCGTTATCCCCAATTACCCGACCAGTTGTGATTATAGCCCCTGCGCCGATTTCGGCGTTATGGCCGATCCTAACCCCGGGCATGATTAATGCTCTCGCCCCAATCCGGCAACCATTTCCAATCACCGGGCCTTGAAGATTCTGTAGCATCGAATCCCGCATTGCGGTAATCCGGCCTTCATTAATCATAACCACGCCCGGGCCGAAATAGCATTTATCCCCAATCCGGGCCTCGGCCGTAATATGAGAGTTGGACTGTATTGTTGTCTTTTCTCCAATTACTGTGTCCCGTTCAATTACGCATAGATGGCCGATCACAGTTCCGTCACCAATCCTCACACCGGATCTAATGACCGTATTATGACCGATAAAAACGTCTTCCCCAATTATCACATTTTCATCAATATACACCCCAATACCGATTCTGGCCCCGGGCATTACTTTTACTGACGGATCAATGTATTGCTGGTTGAAATTAACCTTCATATTTGCTTTCAATTTTGCCATGACACCGTCTCCTCAATGGTTATTTGTTTAAATTCAGTTATTGCACTGTCAGGCGTTGCATTGTAAATTTCTAACCCTATTTTCTCAGCATCCCGAGCAATATATGGGATGCACTGCAGATACTTTTCGTAAATATCATGCGGGGTATTCTCCCAACCAATATACTCATCATGGAAATTTTTCTTACCTCCCACAACCCGCATATCAAAACCGAGCAACACAACCTTGGAACATCCAAAATGGTGTGCAAGGTTTATCGCCGACAGCCCTGAGCATTTGTTCCACGCAATAACCCCCGGTTCGATTTCAATGCCCTTTGGCTTGCCCCGGGTTAATTTTTTAACATGCCCAGCCAACCATGAATCCCGTTTAAACCATTTCTCATAACAGCTGGTAAGAATCAGGCCTCCAAATCTCTCAAGCCGCTCCCGGTACCGCATGACCCACTTATAATCTCCAAAATAGCAGACATTGATTTCCGGCAACAGAAAACTGGAGTTATTAACACCAATCATCTTTTTGCCTTTCAGCAGATTCAAATCAACATCGTTCAGGCTTGGCCCACCGCCTAAAATATAGGCGGTTCTGCCGGGCCATATTTTAGGTGCGATCCAGCCCATTATCCATTCACCAATGCTTCTGCTTCTTCCTTGGTCAACCAGCCGTCATTAATAATTTCATCCGTCACAGAATTGACAACATTGTAACGGCCACCACCATGATGAACCATTTGGAGTTCCGCTTCGTCCTGTTTGTCTTCCGGTTCAGGTTCTTTATCTGGTTCAGGTTCTGCAACCTTGGCTTTGACCGGCTCGGGCGCCTTTGATCTGCGCCGGGAAACAACCTCTTCAAATTTATCAATGGCGCTGCCCAGCTCCCAATCCCCATTAACCTCGATATAATCACCGGCCTCCAGCCGTCTGCCGTCCCTTGTATAATGTGACCCACATCCTTCTTTGAGTCTGTACCTCTTCATAATTCCTCCTTTGCCGTTTTTGAGATATGGTTAATCCCAAAAATTATTGATTAAGACCAATGCTGAATGCCGGAACGGCCTTCGGAATCAGCCCGTACCTGCGGGACCTGGATGACCATGACCTTGTAATTCAGAACCATGCCACCTTCCGTGCTCCACTCAACAACCGTGATTCCCAGCCCTTCAACCATTCGGATAACATCAGAGGTCATCTGCACCAGAACCACATTTGCAGCGGTCAGGGTATCAGAAACCTTGACATCCTCGATTCCGGAGATCTCAAGAATCCGGGTGCGGATAGTCTTAGGATAACCGGAAACATAATCATCATCCAGAACGGTCTCATATGCCGTGGGTACATACAGAACATACGGCCCAAAAGCACGGTCATTGATGGCAGCCTGTTTCATTGCCCTCACGTCATCAACAATGGTCGCGCCAGTAGCAGCAGAGCCGGTCCATGCCGGGTTCAGCGATCCGGTATTACGGCTGGCATGATCGAGATAGCCACGAATGGTACCACCACCAAACGAATACGCGTCAGCCCCATTAAAAAGATGTTCCTCAACCTTTTCCGCACATTTCCGAGCACACTGCTCAGCCATGGTCGTATCCAGCGGAGATCCCTTGGATCTGGAAGCCGTCAGCTGACGTATGTTGAAAGAAAAATCCATATGAACAATGGGCAGGGGTAAATACGCACTGTCGAACTCAGGCCGGTCTTTCCTTCCCCGGGTAGCTGCGTCCATGCTCACCTGCGCCCCTTGGATATCAGTCATGGTCTGGTACTCAAGCACAGTGGTGCCAAGCCCATTACCAATCCGATAAACCAGATTACGATCATAAAGATCTTTCACCCCAACAAGCCGGTTCTGATATGCTTTCAGAACAGCCTCGTCAAACTGGAGCCATTCATCCTTCTGCAAGGTAGCGTTCGAAACCGGTACAGCCACGGCCTTGTTGCCGATCATCTTGGTCATGTACGGCTTGCCATCATTGCCGATATAGGGCCGCAGGGCCATGGGGTCCATCCCGTTCGCCAGCAGGCGCTGTGCTGTATTGCCAATCGCCTCACCATTTGCAATAAAATCAACATTCATTTCACTCATTTTTCATTCCTCCTGTTATAATTTACATTTTTGATATAACCCGGTCAACATCCCTGGATTATATGATTTCCACAATACAACGACCGGACGGATCAACAGAGCTGGAGCTTGACATATCACAAGCCTCACGGGCATAGGCCAGTACAAACTCCTCAATAATAGTTCCAGATGAATCCGGGCTGGCTTCTTTCAGAGTCCCATCCCCATTGGATACAAGCGCATCCGCTTTGGCAATCGCCTCACCGTTCGCAATCCACGCCAGCACCTCATCACCTGCCCTGAAAATGCCGAACTGGGTCAGGTCCCCGCTGCTGTAGTTATCATCAATGTCATTACCCTGGAGATCATCCTCCAAGGCAAACATGGCCAGAGCCCTTCCACCAGCAGTGGCATGCGCCTGTACCGTATCGGTTGCAGCGCTGGTACGTTCAAGCAGATAACCAGGCTTGATTGTGCCAGAAGCCAGAGCCTCCCCAAACACAGGGGTTCCTTTGATTGTAATCGTATTTCTTGCATTCTCACTCATTTTTCATTCCTCCTGTTATAATTTACAGTTTATCTATCATATAACCATAACCGTTCTTACACCCTTACATCGTTTTTTTACGGGGTAAAATTTAAAAAGGGTATAAGGATATAAGTTTATTACCCGGCCCCATCAAAAAACGATGCTTTATTTTGATTTCGCCGGTTCTATCCTGGGCGGTACAAGCGGCTCACCCGCCCCGTTGCCATCAACCTTGCCACCGGAGTTGGCCGCATAATTTGCCTTGACGGGAATATCCGCCAGGGCCGCGATCTGTTCCAGCTGGATGGTGTCCATCTCCTCAAGCTGTTCCTTGGTGAATTTATTCCTTTCATTCGCCATCAGCCCTTCAATCAGGGTCTGCCGTTTCTGGTTGTGGAGAGCCAGGCTCTCATTCAGAACGCTCTGAATTTCAGGCGGAGCCTGTTTGATGTAATCCTCCGTAGTAATGGGTTTTTTGTCCTCTGTGGCCGGATCCTGATTGTCAACAGTCTCCTTTTTTTCAGGCTCATCCACTTTGTTATCAACCTCATGAAACCGCAGGGCCGTTGTCTCCACCCGCTCGTACTGTTCCTGATCAAGATTGTTCAGCCATTCCTTATCATCCTCAGTGAAGGTGGTTTTCTCATTCTTGATCAATGCCTCAACTCTTTCTTCGCAACATGCCATTTTCTTGTCCTCCTGTTTGTTTTTAATTTTTTGTCCACTATTGTCATTTGCAACTGGTTTGTATTCCTTGGTCATTATAACTTCCACGGGCTCGCCTACAAACTCAACCTTGTCGTCGATCTTGGAATAGCCTTGTTTATAAAGGGTAGACACGGCATTTGATCCAATCCCCCGCTCTTCCCTCTCCCTCGGCATTGCCCGGTAAATAAAGTAATCGTCGTACACATCGTTGATATAATGGTAATACGTGTCATTATCCAGAGCATCAACCAACAACTGAAGCGCTGTCTGAATATCCCCAAAACTGGCACTGTTGTCAATATCCGTCAGCCCCAGCTTTTCAAGTATCACACCAAACTGATTCAGAATACGGTCTTTTATATTTTTCACAAACCCTCCTTTCTCTTCATTTCTGATACCGCAACCATCGTCCCAGCTGCATGCGCCAACGGCGCCCGGCAGCAGGGCCAGATGATCAGGGGCGATATCTTTCACCATGGCATCATATGTTTCATTGTTCCAGGTCCCCTGCTCCGGCTCAAACGCCCCTCCCAGCCCTGTGGAAACCTCAACCGGATTATGATTGCGAATTGCGGGGATAACAGCAGGATTGATCTGGTTAGTACGGTCAATATCCAGCCATACCTGAGCTTTCAGCTCATCATCCTGAGTTTGGACGTTCCGAACATGCCCGGCAATAAAACGGTCACCGCCCGGGTCAGATACAGAAATCAATTCCCCATCATTTTCCGGGTGCGGGATCGTGACTGGAACGTTCTCCCACCTGTCTGCCGAATTCTTGATGACATCAGGCGGGTAATACAGCGGCCCGGCGGAGCCGTTATGCACTCCTTCTTTCAGCATCACCACTGGGGCCACCAGGTATTCCCGGCCCTCAAATGTCCTTTCCTGCGTCTGGTAATTAGCCAGTATTTGATTTACAACTCGCATATTCCCTCCGTTGTTTTAATCACCGGGATCAGGATCAGGATCAGGGTGATTTTTAACTGGTAAAACAGATCCATCACTGTCCACAAAGCTGATGGATTCCAACCATTCATTAAATTCGGTTTCACTTTTTTTATCAATGTCGTATATCATCTTATTCCACCTATAAACTCCCAGACCATCGGATCAATATAGCTGTTCCTCGCCATGGTTGGGGTATTGTGCAAGAAGTCGCTTGCTTTTTTGGACACCTCCTGAAGTATTTCTTTTTTCTTCTTGGTGTCCAATTCCATTCCGGCATATTGTTTTATCTCATCATATGCAATCCGTGTCCCATGGTATGTTCGGAAATCCTTAAGAGTAAACTTTTCACCATTGGATAGTTCTTTGATGTATTTGTTCATTTTCTGTGCGCTCAAATCCGGGAACAAATCATCGTCAATACCCACGGACGCTTTTCTTTCAGTCAGCCATTCAGCCAAAACGTCATCTTCAAGTTCATAATGAGCTGCTATTCCTTCCTTGGCTGTGAAATCCAGAGTTATCTTATCGCCAGATACGGATACATGCCTGCTTTTCAATGTCGTCAGCCCATACGCTTTTTTCTTGGCCTTGAAATCTGTTTTCGATCCTGCCCTGATAGCGGTCTTGTCCTCAAGATGCAACAACATTGCCCTATCGTCCCCGGCCGCCATATCATCCGCTATTTTACGTCGCATTGAAGGCATATTCCGGGTAAAGGATTTCAAGCGGTCGAATTTCTCTCTTGCCTTTTTGGCAACATGCTCGGCGGAATACCGATATTGCCATCGCCCTGCGGCGTCCCGCCCAATGGCCTGTATATCCATTGAAGTATCAACCGCCACGACAACGTTTTTCCATGCAGGCGGGATCCTCATTTTTTTAAGCCTGTCAAAAGCATCCCCTTTAACCTTTTCTCCATTCAGATACCAATTACCTTTTTTATCCCGCACATAATCCCTACATGCCTGCGGTTTTACTGCTGTTTTACGATTGAAAATATTAGCAATTCTGGAAACAAGGCATTTACCAAAACGGCCAATGGACGACATTGGCTTTGGACCTGTAATACCTGCAAGCTCCTGCTCTTCTTCGTCCCAACTATCCAGCCACGGGCGCAGAGCGCAACGGCAATTAGGAGCACCTATTCTTGCCCGGCCGACCTTTCGGGTCATCACTTTTCCATGCCACGCTGCATGTTGAGATCTAACCCGTTCATCAAGGGCCGTCCACCACTTTACCTTTACCGTTTCACCAACCATGTTTTCCAACAGCTCATATTCATTCAAGGCTGCTTCGTTCAGGGCATGGACTGTTTCTGTGCGAGCGATCAACCTTGCACGTACAATCCCTATTTTATCAACACGGTCGTTCAACAGTTGGGCTATTCTGTACGGGCCATCACCCCGGGCCATCCCCAATGCCAGCTCCCGGCTGATCTGCTGGTTCATGGCTTCGGTTACACCTTTCAGCTCATTATATGCCCGGGTATAAATCAGCGCCACCCTGTCAGCATGGAACGGCTGATAAAATGCCATGTTAAGGGTCTGATCGGTATACGTATCAATTGGTGCCCCACCCTGTTTCATATCAATCCGGGCCTGCGCTATACCTTTCTGATATGCGGACTGGATATAAACATTGGTCCAGGGCACGCCGGTAGGCCCCATCATAGACGGCACCATGGAAATCTCCAATATGCCTTTTTCTTCTTCGCCCTTCAGCCACGTCATGAACCCCTTAATCTTTTCCGGGTCTTTAGTGTACTGGAACGTCTTTGCCCCAAGCGGAGTCAATGCAACATTTGCAACAGTTTTCTTAATAGCGAAACAATCGTTATCAATAATAGACTTGTTTATTGCTCCTTTGAGCGCCCGGAACCGTTTATTCATCTGAGCCACAAATTTTGCCCGTAACGTCAGGGTCATGGTGGGGTCTTTATCCCGCATGGTCATGTTTGCAACCGCTATGAGTGCGCCCTTTGCCATTATTCCTCAGCCCCCTGGCCCGGGGTCATGCCCGGTTCGGTTGTTAACTGTTTCTCTATTTCGCCCTGAATTTCCTCAATGGCTGCCATTTCTTCCTGGTCAAAACCCATAATTTTTCTCAGGTATACATCCTGGGGGATAATCAGCTGGGCATTTGCACTATTACTGTATGCAACCAATGTATCGGTTTTCTGTTTGGAAACCTCGGCTTTCTCTTTTTCAGTCGGGCTGGACAGTTCAGGCCATTCAACATCATATCCGTCAGCGGGCTCCGGCAATACCCCGTATTCAATCATTCGGTCTATGAACGGCCGTAAAATCATGGGCTCAACATAATCAGATCTACGTTCATCAACCCGCATGTTCCAATTACGTTCATCCTGGCTGGATGCCAATTCCCCACGTTCTGATCCCAGCAATATCCGTTTGGGGATCCCGGTCGCCGCTGATATCAATGTTAATTGTACATCAATATGGTTGGACGGGTCTGCTACAGCAGGGGCCAATTGCTTAACATCAATACCTTGCAACCTCAATGACCTCTGGAGTTTATGAACATAATCTTCAATATTGTCTTTTATATCGGCCAATGTCTGAGCGGCCGGGTTTGCATCTTTGTCCATCATGAAAGCCATGCCCGGAAAAGCACCACGCCAGAACATTTCAGCACTGCCGCCCGACAATAGCTCCAGATCATGCAGTCTGTTGAGAATGACCTTTAACGCCGGTTCGGCGCTCTCATCGTCTTCGACCAGGTCCTCGGCAATATGCAATACCCTGGTATGATGGACGATTATATTTGAGGTGCCAGAACCAGATAATGTTCCCAGATTTTTAGTTGTGATTTTATACGTTTCCGGGAGACCATACCGTTCATCTGATTTATCAATCACCCGGCTTTCGACCACTGCATTACCTTGCGTATATGGCCGCAGGTATAACAATCTTCGTTCACCCTCAACTGGCAGCTTGAAATCACTGGTGTCCTCAACGTCATCGAACCCCATCATCAAAACACCGTACTGGCCTATTCTGGACAATCGGTCAACCCTACGGAGATAGTGAAAAACCTTTCTGTCTTTGACCAGATCATTCCATGCTTTTTCAAACGGGGTGCTTTCTGCATCGTCTGATTCCGTGATAACCGGCTTCAGCCGCCAGGAGGCGTTAACCGGTTTATCAATCACCGCCTTGGCAATATCCTGGCGGGTATACCGGGCCATAAAATCGTTGAAGTCCGGGCTCACCTTGTACCCAAGGGCCTCATACAAATCCCGATCACCATCAAACGACTTGCCCAGTTTGGCTGCAAGCTCTGCTCTGGTAACCATCGCTGATGTTGCAGCTATCAGCTGATTCAACACGTTTTCATTGATCTCCGTCATTTTTTCAACCTTCTTATTCGCCCATATTTAAACAATAATTTTTGATCAATACAATTATATACACCATGTAAAGATCGTTTAAATTTAAGGACATGTTTTTGTAATAAAATCAAGTAGTTATCAATATTCATGTATTTCGTTGAAATCATGTTTTATAACCTATTGATTTTATTAATTATTTATTTCTTTATCCTCAATAATCTTTTCAACCAGCAAGATATCCTCCGGTACATCAACACTGATCGTTGACGTCATGCGCTGATTGGCAATTTGTTTTTTTATGGTTGTATCAGGCATTTCAATGCCCAAAACCGCATAATACAATTTACGGATGTCCTCAGTATTCAGGACAATAAAATCCTGGGCGGTATAGACAATGGCTTCGCCCTCTTCCTTGTTAATAACTGCATACGCCTTGGTCAGATCTATGTTCATCACCATACCCCCACCCTTGATTTGTTGTGCAACACATAATATCCACCGGACATTGCATCTACCTCATCCATATGCCCTTTATCAGTACCATCGAATGATTCCAGTTTGTCCAGGAACGCCTTATTCCACGGGCCTCTCAGCAATTTCAACCTCCCATGTTCAGCCTGGGCGGATACTGGCTTCGCCCGGTTGGCCTTGGACTCTCTGACAACATTGATCTTGACATTGAACTGGGGTAACAGGTCCAAATATGACTCGGCCTCCGCCTTCCCGGCCTGGCCGGGGTCCTGTTCTATCCCTACAATGCAATTAACGGTATCCTGTATAGCCAGGTTTTTAACATTGTTCCTGACCGTTGCAGGGGTGCCCTGAAATTTCTCAACATGTTCAATAAACGTGATCCCGGATGTTTCATGATACGATTGTTTTACTCCCGCCGTCCATGATGGATCATTATCAGGAGTTTTTTCCGTTGCCGCCCTGTCCCAGTACCGTATTGTTTCCAATTCATCCCTGGGCGGTAACTCATCAACAATCTCAATCCATGCACGCTGGAAAAACAACCCTGATACCGGTCTGATATCCCAATTACCACCCAGCAGCCGTTCCCGATCAACCCGGGGCATGGCCATCAGGTTTGCCAGGTATTCAGGATTCTGTTTGAGAAGAATTTTATTGTCATATACATTGGATTTGATAAATGTGAACGATTTAGGTTGTATGGCTTCATCTTCGCCATCAATATCTTTACCATATTTTTTGATCAGGTATCCTTTACTGTTTGCCCAAATAACCTCGTTGCCCAATACAATAAACCATCTGATAACCCCTGACCGCTCATCAATAGCAAAACCATCATCACCAATCCACCAGTCAATGAAATCCCTCACCCAGCTATCAGGATCAGGATTGCACCCTGCACGTATATATGGGACGACCCCGCAGGTTGATCTATTTCTGGACAACATATATGTAAATTGCGTCCATGTAAAATGGGTGAGCTCATCAAACCCAAAAAACGGAACCTGCGCCCCTTGCCAGTTATGTTTGCTTTTCTCATGTTGTAAATGTGCAAATCTGACCCTGGAACCCTTAGGAAATGTGAACTTCAATTTATTCTCATTTGGGGCGCCTCCGATACCCGGATATATCTCAGACGCCGTATCCCACAATCCACCCTCATTAGTAACCTGTGTTGATTCCCGCCGGAAGATGACAGCAGAAAATTTCGGGTTCTGAATATGCCGTAATGGTTCCATCAACAGGGCGAAGGTCTTTCCGCCACCTGCTGCACCACCATAAAAAGCAATATCAGCAGGTGTTTCCAAAAAAGCCGTCTGCGGCCCTGATTGTGGCCGGATTATGGTTCCTGTACCTGTCATTTATCCTTTTCCCTACCATTTTCCGGGATATAAACATGGACATTATGCTCCATGGGCTGGCCATCAGGCCCGGAAATCTCAACTGCTTTGCGGTCTTTCCAGCGGGCCGAGTCCCTATTTTTCTGCCACCATGCAATAGCCCCAACATCAGGGGGCATTGCTTTCTTGTAAACCGTTCTTTCAACAGGTCTCATTTCCCATCTGATGACCTTGTCATCTTTATCTTTCACAGGGAACCGTTTATACTTGACCGTCTTTTCCTCATACTCGTATCCCAGTGCCCTGGCCCGCAGTGTTTTCTTCACCCGTTCATTGTCAAATTCGTCCCGGCCTTTTATGATGGCATTATTAAAATTTGGGTATGTATCCCGCCATCTCTTGATCCCGGCAGAGGTTGTTCCAAATGCATCAGCCAGTTCATCAATAGTAATACCATGGGTCTTGATTAGGGTATATGCCATATAATCATATTCAGGTTTGTAATCAGTAGGGCGGCCCCACTTTGTTGGTTTACCGTTCTTATCCCTGTTCAACAGTATTACCTGTTTGAGCTGTTCTTTATCATATTGATCTATATTGTTTAGGTCTATGTCCGGCAGTGGTTCTGTATGCCGTATTCTATATGGGATTTTTGATGTACGGTACTTGGATGTATGCTTAGGTTTCTTATTGGGGATATTTTTTGTTCGTTGCCGTTTTTTATTTGCCATTTTTCTATATCCTGTTTTTCAAAACCGTACCTAAAGAACTTTTTTGCTGGTTTTTTGTTTATGATCAGGCTTTTTTCATAAAAAATAATTTTTTTTGAAAGTATATATTGTTTTTCTGGTTTTATAAAGGGTTTATTTTATTAGATATTTTTCAAGGTATAAATAAAGGTAATGATTATAATAGTTTCCATAATATTTTTTACCTTTATTTTCTTTATTTTTCCCTATATATTTATAGTCAAGGTTGGGGGAGAAATCAGAAAGCCCCACAGCCTGCCCGGGGAAATACCCTGGGAGCCCGGCCCCGAAAGCCCGAAAGGGTGAGCCAACGCAAACTGACCGGGATCTTAAGAAGCCGCTACCGAATCCGGCAAGCCAATTTGATTTGAAATTAAGAATTATGGTTGATTTGATTCAAGTTCAAAAATTACTTTTTGGGCTTAAATGAACTTAACCATTAAAAAGGAGGATGTTATGAAAAAAGTTAAAGAAATGTACAAAGAAATAAGCGGATATGAAAAAAACGAAATTTTTTTGAAAGAAAATAATAACCTTTGCCCAGAAGTAGGGCAAAAACTTAAGGCCGGAACGATGGTAGCCACCATTACAACCATTACCTATAACTTGGATACTCACAACATTAGCATCACAACGGATCAGGGCCAAACAACCACCAGGCTCGCTTTGGTCAAGATGATCGAGGCCGGTCAAATCGAGGAAATATAACCAACAACAACACAGCCCGGTCGCAAGGCCGGGCAAAGGAGGAGATCATGATCATCCGCTGGTTGGGCGCTTTTAGAAAAAATAGAGAAAGCAGAGGACTATACTCTGCACTCTGTTTTGAAATTAAGCAGATCCAGCGCAAACATATTGCCGCTGAAAAACTGCAACATGGGCGGAGTTTCATTCAACACGCAAAAGTTGGCTTGCTTGTCAAAAATTCCGCTGTTGTAAAAAAATATTCGGGCGACGTGTGGAGTGAGTATAACTCTAACGGGACACTCCGAAAAACACGCCGTCCTGATATAGCTATTAGTAATCATACTGAAGTATTCTGCCGCCCAGAATATCTCGGTGTCGTGCTAAAAAGCACGAAAATCTCACAAACAGCCCTGCAAGCTGTTTCCAGATTTGCAGCAGAATATTCATGTCCTGTTTTTTATCTCAACCCTGGAACAAGGAGATTAGACCGCATCAAAATAAAATAGCGTCACGAATCCTTAAGGGGATAGGGCACATAGGCCAGCCTAATTTCACGGCTGTTAAAATATAGTGAAATGTGCTGACGTGGCAGCACAATAGGAAACGACGTGACCACGAGCGCCCCCGGCAGGCGGAAAAACATGCAGCCGGCAAGGCAAACGGGCATGACCTTGTTAGAAAAATCATGTCCAAAACAAATAGAGGAGGAAATCATGACAACATTAATTATAATCAACGAACAGCACTCTCTCTTGCCTGATCAGAAAAGAGTGCTAAACGAGGAATTGCGGGGACCCTGGGAGCTTTTCCCTGTCCCTGCCGGGGGATGGACTCTCGCAGAAATGCGGGATGAAGTCCTACCGGAAATCGGAGACCGGCCCGTCGTCTTCGTTTCTCCAATCCCTGCCCTCATTCTGATGCTCGCCGGCAGTAGGGCGGGCGTCAATGTGTGGGTTATGCACAACGACTGCAGGGTGGCCAAGGAGTTGCCCGGTGGCCGTGTAGTGCATACCGTTGCTCCCGAAGGTTGGGAGCTGGTTTAAACTTTTGAGGCCCAGGCAAGGCGTTAAACTGCCCGGAAGGAATTTATGATGCTTACGGAAAAACGCTGGACATCAACAAATAATCGCTGGGGCTTGGCAATCGTAGCCCCTGACGAAATTGATTGGAACTCCCCACAATACGGAGAAATGGTGTACCTTGGAAAACTCGAGGGACATCGAACATATCAGTTCACCCCAACAGATCATGAGAATATCAAGGGTAACTGGTATTATGTTTGCGGAGATTCCGAGACCTTAGCTGGGGCAGTTAATATATGCTCTATTGGTTTACAAAGCAACAATGCTGTAAACCTTTGGGCGCTTTCGCCTTTTTCGGCGCTTCGTATTTTTGGATATGCCCGCCGATCTGCTCATATTGTAGCGTTTAAAAATGGCGAGCCAATTGACCTACCTACTGGTGTAATGGCGGCAATGGGCCTGCTACCGGTCGAGGAAAAAGAACCCGTGGAACCGGATCTCCCGGAACCAGACGGTGCCTTGGCCGAAGCATTGCGGAAGGCAGGATTATAATTTCAAGGCCGTATCTCTCATGCGAAGGGTATGGCTTTTTTTTATTGAAAGGAGACGATATGAAAATCCATTGTAGTTTTATCAAAAACAGGCTTTTTGGCGCCCGGGTATACCAAGGAGCCATCAAGGTATATAAAAATGGTAGACTGCTTTCAGAAAAAATATCTCATACTCCACGCCTGACCAAGACCCTGGCATTGCAAGATGCCTTAAACCTGAAAACCAAAACCCTGGCTTTTCAAAACATAAAGGATCTTTTATGATGGACAACAAATACAACAAATACAAAAAAATGATATACAAACTGGTCTGGCGATATGCCCGGATCGGTTATGAGTTTGACGAACTTCTTTCTGAAGCCAATTGGGCTTATGTTCGGGCGTGCAAAACTTTCAACCCTGATAAAAGCAAATTCTGTACCCACCTGTATAATACTGTCAACGGGCACCTGCACAATTTTACAAAACCGTCCATTGATAACAGCCCTATTACAGACAATATGTCAAAAGACAATTACAACCAACAGAGACGAGTCGCCTTTAAGGATATCCTTGAAAAATCAGGGGATGATGTGGTTACAATTATCAATTTAATTTTTAACATGCCGGAACGGCTGGCCGCCATGTGCAATGAAGTGTCCTGCCCCAAAGTTACCAGGCGGCGGTTAACCCGATATCTGGTAACAAATTCCGGATGGAAGCCCGCCCGCGCCCAGCGGGCATTGTCAACAATACAAGAAATAGTGAGGAGTTAACGATGAAAAAATTCATGCTGAAAATTGAAGACAATATGTGTAAAGCCGACGAAATCGCCATTATTGACCGTCTGGAAAAAGAATACCTGACATGCCCGGATAATTACCTGTATAAATATTTTACCGGACGGAATATACAGTGGTTAAGAAACAAAATCAAAAATGATTTCTTTCCGACCCTGCCTTGTGATATGGAAATTAAAATCATGGAGCAGAATACCGAGATCGAAAGGCTCAAAACCGAATTGAAAAAAATGAAAGACCGGTTGGAAGATACGGAATGTGAGCTGACCAAAAGCAATCAGCTCGTCTTGCAAGAACGTCTCAAAAATAATCATATGAAAAACAAAATGCTCCAAAACGAAGAAAAAAACAACATTATGAGAGACAAAATATTAAAAGTTGCAACAGATATTTTTGATCTCGCCCACAAAACCCTCAACGAATAATATTATCAACCACCCATAAAACCATAAAAGGAGCTGGGTTATGACTTCGGATGAATTAAAAAAATTAATTGAGACAGACGACAGATGGGCCATCAAGGCCCTGATAACGGTTTATTACAATCAGGAAGATGATGAACAGATAATTGAGAATACCGTTTATGAAAACGGTATTGGATTTAATTCTTCTGATGCAAACTTCATGACTTCCCTGGCAAAGAATTTTCTGAAATGGGGGAAACTTTCGGAAAAGCAGATGGTGTATGTCCGGCGGAATATGATGAAGTATGCCGGACAGGCTGTGAGATCCGGGGTTGAAAAAATCGGGATTGAAACGGCTGATGATATCGTTAAAGAAGAAAAAAAATTCAGGCCGCCTGTTCTGGAGGCAACCCTCAAGGGTCTGAACATGATTATCAAATTTTCCTTCCCAATAGGCGATACCCGGTTTCAGGAATATCTTGGAAAGGTAAAATCTCTTGAAGAACGGCGGTTCAATAGTGAAACAAAAAAATGGTCAGCCCCAATATCCCTTGAAAATATTGAAAAATTGAGGGAATGGGGGTTTGAACTGTCCCAAGATATTCTGGACTGGGAAAAGAAAAACCAGTACAAAGATATTGATCTGAAAAAAATACCCGGGCTGCCTGCTGGGCTGAAACCCCGGCCATATCAGATGGAAGGGGTGGAATATATCGAATCCAGACATGGTCGGGCATTGATAGGAGATGAGATGGGCCTCGGAAAAACTATTCAGGCCCTGTGCTGGCTGCATCTTCATCCGGAAGCTCGGCCGGCAATCATTGTCTGTCCCGCCTCGCTGAAAGCGAATTGGAAAAAAGAAATCAATAAGTGGCTGCCCGGGGAAACGGTACATACATTATCCGGCAGATGGTCAAAAAACAAGGCAATACCAGATGACGGAATCATTGTTATCAATTATGACGTTGTCAGCAACAAATACAAAAAAGTCAAAGACGAATATACCGGCAAGACAAAATCAGTTGAGCAAAAAAATACCGGTTGGGGTGACCATCTTGCAAAAATCAAGCCGGAATTCATTTGTTTTGATGAAATCCAGTACCTGAAAAATCTGAAGACCCATAGAGGCAAAGCCTGCAATAGGCTGGCAAAGAAGATCCCATATATTGTAGGTTTATCAGGAACGCCCATTGAAAACCGGCCGATTGAATTTTATACACCAATCAAAATTATCAACCCGACCATTTTCCCGTCATACTGGAATTATGCACAGAAATACTGCGGGGCCACCCACAACGGGTTTGGATGGGATTTTACCGGAGCGACCAACACAAAGGAATTGCACGACAAATTAGCAAAAACGGTCATGATCAGGCGGCTGAAAAAAAATGTATTGCCGGAGCTGCCGCCCAAAAACCGCATGGTCATTTCCCTCGAAATAAATAACCGGCGGGAATACGATGATGCCGCCAGCGATATCATATCATACATCAGGGAAACCAGCGGAGACAAGGCGGCTGACAAGGCAAGCGAAGCTGAACATCTGGTCGCAATTGAAAAATTGAAACAGCTGGCTATCAAAGGGAAAATCAACGCCTGTATTGAATGGATTGAGGGTTACCTTGAAAACAATAATAAGCTGGTCGTCTTCTGCGTTCATACCAAAATCATTGAAATATTGATGGAACATTTCGGGGAAAAGGCCGTTTCAATATACGGCAAAACATCGTTGAAAAAACGGAATAAAAATGTCGAGGCTTTTCAAGAAGATCCCAAAATCAAATTGTTAATTGGTAATGTAAAGGCTGCCGGGACAGGGTTGACCCTGACAGCAGCGAACGCCACAGCAACCATTGAGCTTGCCTGGAAACCAGCAGAACATAGCCAGGCTGAAGACCGAGTTCATAGGATTGGGCAGGAAGCAGATTCTGTTTTCGCCTATTATCTGATCGCCCAAAACACCATTGAAGAAGATATTGCTGGCTTGCTTGACAAAAAAATGGAGGTTCTCAATCAGATATTAGATGGGGAAGAGGTTTCAGGAGGATCATTATTAACCGAATTGATTAAAAAACTGGAGGATAAAAAATGAGAAAATTCATAAAATTGAATGAAGATGGGGTCGAATACCTGAGAATTATCCGTAACGAAATTGAAAACAATAATAGTACGGTGAGGTGCCCGGAATGGTCTCACTTTGCTATTTCACAAGATGATAAACCCAGATACGGTTGTGAAATCTGCAAAGAACTATTCCCCAAAATCGACATAGTAACCACTTGTCCGTGCTATGCTTACAAAAACAAAAAACACCTCATTCGGCGGTTGACTGAAATTATCAATTACAACGAGGAGGACAAATGATTAAGATCGGAAAAGACAATCAATGGCATGTTACAATATGGGGCGAAACCCGTAAATTCCGGACTTTAAAAGCCGCCAAAGATTGGGAATCTATGAAGACACAATTATATGAGTTAGAAAATCAGCAACCTTCACCATGCAATGAGGAGAGCAAATGATCAGGAATATATTGTGTGGATGTTGCTTCTGCTTTGGCCTCTGCCTGGCCGGGGCAGAAACAACATCGTGGATGTGGAACTTTCTGGGGTTAGGAATTTTTTCATTGGTTTTTGTTTTTAAACCGAAAGATAATTAATAATATCTTTATAATATACATAAAAGGAGGAGGAAATGATAATAGTAACAAATGAAAAAACCAAAAAAGATGTACTGGAACTTACTCCATTTATGGAGTCCTACTCATGTACGGCCGGTGGTCGGCGCCATGAGGTGAAAGTAACAACCACTTTGGTGGATGGTGGGTGCATTGAACTTGATCAAGAAATTAATGATAAATCAGGAGATAGCATAGTCCCTGATTTCCGGCATGAGGCCCTGCCGGTATTTCGGCAGATCGCGACTCTCCCGCCGGTTCAATACCTCACAGTTTTCGGCGAGTATTCATCCTCTTTAGAAGATGAACATGATTATCAATTTGGGAAGGGTCAATTTGGTGACGGCCTGCCCCAATTAAGACCAGGCGAACGGTATGAAATCATCATACCCCTACAACGATATTTATATATTCGCTGATCTCTCTAAATAATCAAAAATCAACAACACAGCCCGGTCGAAAGGCCGGGCAAAGGAGGATAACATGGCAAAACAGACAGTCCAAGAGAAAATATGCGAATGGCTGGTAGGTAGAGGATTTGAAGAAGTTAAACCGACAACCGTGAAATACCGGCGGTTCAAATCCAGAAAAGAAGGCTTTTTCTACTTTGTCGGCAAAAAAGGAGCCGTGCGGGCTGGCCGGGTGGTCTCATCAAGCCTTTCAATAACCGACCGCATCAAACAAATGATGAAGGCTGACAATGTTTGATGCCAAAATATTCCTTGAGAATTTTGGGATTGATCATACAGATCATGATCCCAAACATTCCCGGCCAGGATGGGTTCAGATCCACTGCCCATTCTGCTCCGGGCATTACGGCTGGCATGGTGGGTTCAACATCTCTGGTGGGTATTATGCCTGCTGGAGATGTGGGAGCCACCGCCTGGCTGATGTGGTGATGGCTTTGACCGGGAAAAATTATCCGGAAGCCAAAGAAACCATCAAAAAATATTCGTCCGGGGATGAAGGCCCTAAATTCAAAACAAGGAAATATGTCGACAGATTGGAGCTACCTGAAATACAACCGCTCACGCCCATAGCAAAAAAATATCTTGAGGGACGGGGTTATGACCCTATGAAATTGGCCGCAATATGGGGTTTGAAATCCACCGGGCATACCGGGAATTATTCATTCAGAATTTTCATCCCTGTGATTCATAAAGGCCGGATGGTGAGTTTCACAACCAGGGCAATCACCAATAACCAGCAGCCCAAATATAAATCATGCCCCGACAATAAAGAAATCTACCATCACAAATACACTCTTTATGGGGCAGATAAAACAAGAGAATCATGTGTAGCCGTTGAAGGCCCGGCTGATGTATGGCGGTTAGGGCCGGGATCCGTGGGAATGTTCGGTATTGGTTTTTCCGAACCCCAGGTTAAATTGTTATCAAAATACAAGCGGGTTTTTATTTTCTTTGACCCTGAAGAGCAAGCCCAATTACAGGCCGACAAATTACATTACCAATTATGCGCAAGAGGTGTGGAATGCATAATATTACAAGACGACGCCGGGCGGGACCCCGGAGAGTTAGGACAAAAAGAGGCGGACGAATTGATGAGAGACCTGCTTTAATGCCTTTTGATTTGGATAAAAAAGCAGGCAAACAACCAAAAAAATATTGTAAAAAACATAAACTTGAATATGCCAGGTACCTGGTCGAATGCCCCATATGCAGGGGCGAAACCATGACTCCGGCAATGACAAGAAAGGAGATCTGATGATGAGGGAAACAATGAATACCATTGATCGGGAAAAGAAAATAAACACACTGATACCCAAAGCGGCCGCAATGGCCGATGAAGCCATGGCGGACAGTGAGGCCAAAAAAAATACAGACGCTTACCGGTACCGGTGGAATACCATTTATCACCGGGCCATGGACAAACTGGCCGTTGAGGCAAAATTGAGAGTGGCTTAATAACCCAATAACCAAGACCAAGGAGGATGAAATCATGTCGGAAAAAATCAGAATAATGATCGCGGTTATGGATGCGTTCAGCAGTGTGCTCAAAATGGTTATGTCTTTTGTGCTTTTTCTTATCGTGCTGCGGCTGTTCGCCTTTTTGTCAACCAATTACTTCTTCCCATCAGGGACCGGGTTTTTCGGGCTCCCATTGCCTTGATGGCCTTTTATTTTACCTGCTCTTGCCCCGGGGTCGGCCGGGATTAAAATAATTTTTAAAAAGCTTTTTATAATAAAATTATGGCGATATCCCGGCTGGCCGGGCGAGGGCAACAAAATGTATTAATTTTTTTAGTAGACTTTTGATTTCAAGTTATTATATTATATTTTAACAATGAAACTTTTTTAAAAAGGAGGGTATGTGGGACATAACAGAAAAGCGATAATTCAAACATTTGGTTATAAAGACGGAACGTTTATCCAATTTCTAATTGATTATTCCGAAACAATCGGAGCAACAAAAGGTGTCAAATGGATTACCCCGACACAAGAAGAAATCCGCGAAAGCACTCGTATGTCAACATTGATCCAAAGAGGTATATGCGACCGATTAAAAATGAAAGGCATTATTGATGTCAGAAGAGAAGGGATGCCTGCAAGAAACAAATACAAACTCAATATAAAAAAAATCAATGAAACCATCAAAAGAAAGGAAGGTGAATAATGGGGAATCATTATACAGATATTGAACTCATAAATTGCAGTGCCTCCAAAAATATTACCCTGATCCCAAACAACATACTAATGGACCCAAATATCAGTTTCAAAGCCAAGGGCGTCTATTGTGCATTGGCGATAATAATCCCAGATGAAGACAGAGAAATATCATATTTTGAAGATTTAAAAATGGCATCGACAGATGGAGAAACCGCAATACGTTCAGCGGTGGCCGAATTGGCAGATGCCGGGTATTTTCGTCTTTTTAGATACCGGGATAAAAAAACAAAAAAATGGGAGGGATCTTTTGCAATGATAACAAAGGTCCCTAATCATTTTGACATCGCCGAGCCTGCAAAAGACATTGAAGAGCTTGGCCTTGAATGTCCGGAAATTGACAAAATGTTAAAAGAGAGAGGTTGTTAATTTTTTTGTAGGTTAAGGAGGTATCATATGGAGATAATAACTTATGGCAACAGAATGTCTGATGCAAATACTCATTGCCTTACAGAAGACTTCACTATTATTCCAAATAGTTTATTACGAGACCCCAAAGTAAAAGATAGAACTAAAATTTTACTTTTCACTTTATTGTCAAACAAAAAAGGATGGGTTTCATATATCGACTCAATAAAAGAAACAACAGGACATGGGTTCAACTCTATCGATAATAGTTTGTCTGAACTTGAGAGCCTAAAATACCTAAAACGTATTAAATACAGAAATAAAAAAACAAAACGATGGGAAGGGTCATTTTGGGCTTACTCTGATATACCAAACCATTTTGATATATCAGACCATATAAAAAAGCTTGAAGAACTTAACATGGAAATACCCAATTTTAAAAAAATGCAGTCTGAAATCAATCTCATAACCGCTTATGGCCATGAGCATGGGAACCATACCTATGAAAACCATGGGGATGGGCGCCCATCCCCATGGAACCGTGACTCTAATAATACTAAAACGAATACTAATAAAAATACTAACACAAATACTAATTCTTTTTTAAAAAAAAGAAGGATAAGATTTTCTGACGAAAATCATAATGTTTCAAATTCTGAAAAAAGAATCAAACCCAAGACAGAAAGAAAAACAAGAAACAAATTACAAGCAGAAGAAAGAAAGTCCAAAATGAAATACAGACGAAAAGATATCAGGCAAAAAACAAATATAACAAAAATCCCTCCATATGTAATAGATTTGATTGAACAGTGGAATTCATATCCAAATACAACCTCCCATAGAATTAATAAAGAAGAACCCTCCAAAACAATAAAACAAATCCACCGGTATTTTATTCAGCTCAGAGCTGGTAAAATGTCCGGGTTAGATCCGGCTTGGAAAAAACGCTGCAAAATTCCAGACAAAAAATACTCCATTGATGAGCTTAAACAAGGGATAGAATATTTATCCAAATTCAGCCAGAATGATTACTGGCCCCAAGAAAAAGCCCCATGGACAAAAAATTTACCTGCCCTGCTTTATAATAAAGAAAATGGGAAGTCATTGTTTATGCAGGTTATACAAATACCACCTAAAAAACTGTCTGAGATGAAAAAAATACAATATCCGTCACTGGTTGAAAAATTCACCAAGGCAAAAATATGGGAGAAAGCCCCAAACCAGCATGAGCTGGATAAAGTCATACATGGGCTTGTATCATTCTGGGAGCATCTCCAAAGATGGTCAAAAGACCCAAATATCCGACAGCTTGTATATTACCGGCTGTATGAACAGTATTATACCGGGTACATAGGATTTCTTGAAGGCTCCAGTATAATATTGAACGATGTATGGATGCTTGGCATAAACAAATGGCCGTTTCGGGAATACATGGAGGAATGCCAGGAAATTTTATATTACAGAGGCGTGACCGATATAAAACCGGCAGAGCTGTTAAAAAGGTTTATAGATAAATCCTAAATATAGCGATTCTCACGTCTTACATCATTTTTTCATGGGGTAAAATTAAAAAGGTATATAATGGTATAGGGCAAGCCATTTTAAAGCCGATACGGCGTTAAAATTTAAAAATACAACCGGGGAAAATATGGCAATAAACAGACGGACTCCACCGGACACAAAAATTGAGCGAAAAATCGTTACGGGTATGATAATCAGTGACGATTTTATCACCGGGATTAGATCAATGTGGGCAAACGATTGCCTGCTGGCCAAGGATCTCAAAACAATAGCAGGGTGGTGCATAGAATATTATGATCAATACGAAAAAGCCCCAGGACGACATATTGAGGATATTTTCAGAGAAAAGAAAAATACAGATATTGCCCCCGAGGTGGCAGACGGCATTGAGGACCTGTTACTTGATTTGTCCGATGAATTCTCCAGAGGACAAACCTTCAACGCAGCCTATGCGCTGGACAATGCAGAAAAACACTTCAGACTGGCCCACCTCCAAAATATCAAATACGAGCTATCCAGGGCCGTAACGGCCGGACGAATAGAAGAAGCTGAGGCATTACTGAAGGGGTTCGAACGGGTAGCAAGGATCCAGGCCAAAGGGGTTGACCCGTTACGGGATACAGATGCAATCAAAAATGCTTTCAATGAAAATTCATCTGACATCCTTTTCCGGCTCCCCGGCGATCTTGGCAATGCCATTGGGCCGTTTGAGCGCAACCACCTGTTTGCCGTGGTTGGTGAGCAAGGTATTGGGAAGACATGGTGGTTATGGTGGATTGCAGAACGGGCAGCGTTTGCCGGCCTCAATGTGGTTTTTGTATCATTGGAAATGACCGAGCGGCAGATGATAAAACGTATCCAATCCGGTGTTACCGGCCTTCCTGATAAAAAATATGCCGGCAATATCATGGTACCGGTTTTTGACTGCATGCACAATCAAAACGGGGATTGCAAACACAGTGATTGCAGATTCAAATTGTATGTGAAAGACCCAAACGGGAAACCCGGTGACCCGGCAATCCGGCTACCATTTGAGGAAGCACCAAAAAGATATACTGTATGTACAAGGTGCAGAGGTACATATAAATTCAAACCGGCAATCTGGTGGCGGCAGGTAACCCGGGAAGAAATAACCGCTGCCAGGGCTTTGAAAAAGGCAAAAAAGATGGCTCCACTCCTCAAACGGGCAGGGAAAATCAGATTGGTCGAATATCCGCCCCGTACATTGTCTATCACCGAACTCAAAGCATATCTGTACAATCTGGAACATTATGAGGATTTTATCACTGATGTGCTGGTCACCGATTACGCCGACGAATTTCTGGTGGAAGGGAAGTTTGGACAATACCGGCACGGGATATCTGAGGTATGGGCCGGGCACAAAGCCCTGGCGGGCGAACGTAAGATGGCGGTGATAACAGGATCCCAATCAAATACGGCCCGGACCGGGAAAGACATCAAAAAAGGGGATTGGGCAGAGGACATTTCCAAACTGGGCAAAATTGACGGAGCCATGGCAATCAATAAAAACGCAGAAGATCAAAAACGGGGAATTGCAAGAATAGGGATACTGAAAAACAGGCATGGAGAAGATTCGTTTGAATCGATTGCCGTTACCCAACAGCTTAATCTGGGGAAAATATATCTGGATAGTTGCGTAGGAGATTTTTGAAGAAAACGAAAATTAAATCATAATTTTTTTGATTATGGTTTATAATATAGACAACAGAAAATTTTGATAGTAACAACAACAATAACAAAAAAGGAGAAGGAAATGCTGAAAAAAGACATAACCAAGAAGATGATCGAAGAAATTGCTGAAGCCATGAACAAGGTTATGGGGTTTGATCCACCCATTGAGACCGGCCGCAAAATCAAGCGCCAGGACCTGTTTGACGATGTTCTGGATGCCTCCCTGGATATCCAGCCTGAGGACCTGGAAGACGAGGCTTTCACGGATGATATCATTAAATGGCTGAAGGTTATGGGATGGGAAGGCGAGGTGGCTGAATTGGCAGAGGTCGAGCCTGATGATGAAGAAGGCAAACCGGAAGGTGAGCCCGAATCCGAACCGGATTTCGACGAAAATCCTGTATCTGATAGCGACGAATCGCCTATAACCAGCGAGGACGAAAACAGCCCGGCCGATGATGAAAACAATCAGGGTGATGATCCTGTTCCGGAGACCGATCCTGACCCTACCGAAAAGCCAACCACAAAAACCAAGGTCAAAAAAACCGCCAAAAAGAAAACCTCTGCAAAAAAAGCTGCAAAAAAATCCGTATTGAAAGTAACCAGCAATAACGACAAGGACGAATTCGGTTTTAAAATTGGCTCCAAAAGAAACCTTTTTGCACAGACCATCAAAATTCAACCCATGACCATGGCTAATATAAAAAGCGAGGACTGGAACGAACCCAGCCAGACATTTTACCAGGCTTGGGGCCTTATCAAGGCCACCGGCAAGGGTCACATGGACGGCAAGGTCATGATAATCGAAGACTAATAATTAGGACACCATAATTATCATGACAGGATTCGGCATATCCGTAAAAAAATCGTATAGCAGGTTATTATCAGACCGATTCATCGCCCCTCCATTCAACGTTTTCAATGCCCGGCAAGGTTATTGGATAAGAAGGAAAAGAAAATGGTTTTCTCTTGGCATTAAGAGTTGGAAAGGGGATAAGAGGGGGATAATCCTGAAGCCCGGTAACGGTAACCATGAACAATATGAACGGTCATCTTCCGTGTTTGATCCCGTACTGTGTGAGATCGCCTATAAATGGTTTTGCCCTGCTGGCGGGCAAATTCTTGACCCGTTCGCTGGCGGATCGGTGCGGGGGATTGTCGCCCATGTCCTTGGGTATAAATACTGGGGCTGTGACCTGCGGGAGGAACAGGTCACAGCAAACAATGTGCAGGCAAACAAAATCATTCCGGATAACCAACCATCTTGGGTGGTTGGGGATTCATTGACTGAGATTCAAAACGCTCCGAAGGCTGATTTTATTTTTACCTGCCCGCCATACAGCAATTTGGAAAAATATTCTGACTCCCCAAACGACCTTTCAAATATGTCGGAATCTAAATTCATATCTGCCTTGGGCGAAATAATCAAAAAATCATGCGATAAATTAAAGGATAATCGTTTTGCAGGAATTGTTGTGGGGAACTATCGCGTGAACGACGAATTAATCAATATGTCAGGGTATGTCGAAAAAATGTTCAAGAAATATGGGCTGATTCTTTATAATAAGGCTGTATTGATCACGATTACCGGCAATTCCGGTATGCGCGCGGCGTATTTTTTTCCAAAAAAATTAAAACTTATGAATAATTATCAGGATGTTTTATTTTTTTTCAAAGGGGATACGGGGAAAATAAAAGAGATGGCGGAAGGCATAAAAAAACGGTGCTCAGTTCTGGCAAAGGTCGGATAATGTTTGATGCTTACATTAATAAAAAATAAGCATAATAAGGAGATAACAATGAGCAGAAAAAGAACTGTCAAAAAAACCAATAAAAAAGCAGGAGAAACACTGTCAAGAGCTCTTGAAAAAAAGGACATTATTAAGGCACTGGAAACAATTAAACCCGGGATTGCCGGTTGCAACGACCTTTCGGAACAATCCGAGCTTGTGATATTCGCGAAAGACCGGATCTTTTCCTTCAACGACAATATTTCCATATCGTATCCACTTGATACCGGCCTTGAGGGCAGTATATATGCTAATGAGTTCCTCAAATTTGTGAGAAAGGCCCCGGAAAAAGAAATCGAAATCAGTCTTGACGAAAATCAAAACCAGTTCATTTTCAAATCCGGGAATGTCCGTGCCGGGTTTTATATCAAAATTGTTGACCCACCCAAATTGGATGCTGGGGAGAATTGGGACGAATTACCGCCCAATTTTTCAGATGCATTGCTGTTTTGCTACCCTACCACAGAAACAGGGTCATACACAAGCGCCCTGGGAAGTGTCCAAATAATTGATGGGCTGGTTATAAGCTGCAATAATTATCAGGCCTCAAAATACCAATTGACTGATTGCCCTGTATCTGGGCTGATCCCCTCTGATTCAGCCAAAATATTATCATCATTTAATCCCGTTGCTTATCAGAAAGGCTCTGGCCGTCTTGACCATTACAAATCAGAAGATGGAGCAATTATGTCAATATTATCTGCTGAGGACGATTACCCAACAGATAAAGTCCTGGGATTATTTGAGGCAGAAGGGGAACCAATCGAACTGCCTGAAAATCTCAAGGACGTTCTTGAACGCCAGGAAGTTATGGCTTTCAATGAGGATAATTCCACGCCGGTTATTACAATCAATATCACGGAAAACACTATGGAGTTTAATGCTAAAAATATCAAGGGGTGGATATCTGAAACCGTCACGACATCAAAAAACGAGAAGGAATTCTCATTCATGATCAATCCCATCACCTTGAAAAGGGTTTTAGGCGAGATCCATGACATCACGGTGAACGAAAGCATGTTGAATATTAAATCTGATATTTTTTCATATGCAATCGCCCTGTGTAAATAATCCGATTATAGATGAGGGTTCAATGAGTTTCTGCCACTTGCATAACCACACCGAATACAGCCAGCTTGACGGCGTAGGCACGCCCCGTGCTTACGCCAGAAAAGCCAAAGAACTGGGTTTTGAATATTTAGCCATAACTGACCATGGCAATGTTGATGGCGCAATTCAGTTCCAAAAAGCCTGCAAAGAAGAAGGGATTAAGCCCGTTATTGGCTGCGAAATGTATATCGTCCCATACATGGATGCCAAGCATAAAGGTGAAAAACGGGGGCATGTAACCGTACTGGTCAAAAACCTGTCCGGTTGGAAATCCCTTCTGAGCATGCTTACAAAAGCCAATCTGAAAGGATTTTACCATAGGCCCCGGACCGATTTTGAATCGGTTTTGGAATTGGATTTATCCGGGTTGATATTTATGACTGCCTGCGCAGGATCTTTTTTACATCTTGATGGAGGCCCGGATTTTTTATGCGATCTGTGCGACAAGACGGATTGCTATTATGAAATCATGCCACATAATATCCCAGCCCAAAAAAGACAGCATGACTTGATCAAAAGTCTTGAATACGACTTGCCCTTTGTCGCTACCAATGATTGCCATTATATCAACCGGGGAGACTGGCAAGCGCAGGAAGTCCTGCTGGCCATTAACCGGAAGGCAAAATGGAGTGACCAAAACAGATTCAAGTTTGGGTTCAGGGGCCTCCATCTGCGGTCTGAAAAAGAAATGATCAGAGCGTTTGAGAAGCAGGACCATTGGCCGGATACCATCATACAGAAGGCAATGGATAAAACCATCAAGATTGCCGAGCAATGCGCTGATTTTGTTGTTCCCAAACAAGATATCTCTCTGCCGGAGCCGCCTAATTTAAAAGCGGATGATGACCTTAATCTTAAAAAGCTGATCGAAGCAAGTCCCAGATCCTCATTGTTAAAACAAAAGGCATACCAAAACCGGTATGATTACGAATTTGATCTGATTTCCAGAAAAGGATTTTCACGATATTTCTTAATCGTGATTGATCTGATTCATTGGTGCAGAGATAATGATATCATGGTTGGCCCGGGCCGGGGCAGTGTCGGCGGTAGTCTGATTGCTTATATTTTAGGAATAACAGAAACAGACCCCATCCAATATGGCCTGTATTTTTCCCGGTTTATCTCTGACGACCGGCTGGATTACCCGGATATTGATATTGATTTTGAAGACCGTAAACGGGGTCAGGTAATTGAATATCTTGAAAAAACCTATGGTAAATACAATACAGCCGGGATCTCCACTTTCCTGAGAATGAAAGACCGGGGCATAATCCATGATGTTGGGCGGGTATTTGAAGTACCGTACAAGGAGGTAAACGAGTTCGCAAAAACGATCCAGCCGTTCCGGGATGATATGGATACCCTTGAAAAGGTTTTTGAAATGGATGAAGGGCAGGATTTCAAAAAACAATATCCGGAGGTATCCCGCAATGCACTGAAATTGAAAGGGCAAATCAGAGGAGCAGGCCAGCATGCGGCGGCAGTTGTCATTTCCAATGATGATTTGCGTTATACTGACAGATGCAATTTATCCGTCCGGTCAAATCGTATTATGGTCAATTGGAGCATGGAGGACAGTGAATATTGTGGGCTGATGAAGTTGGATATTTTAGGCCTCAATACATTGTCTGTCTTATCTCAATGCAAAAAATTGATCGGCAAAAAAGATTTCAAATTCAGCCAGATCCCGTTAGATGATAAAGATGTCTTCAAAATGCTTTCTGACGGGATAACAGCGGGGGTCTTTCAATTATCAGCCAAACCATCAACCAAACTATGCCAGGACGTAGGAGTCAATGAGTTTGCTGATATCCCGGCCATACTGGCCCTAGTCCGACCTGGGCCGTTTTACTCAGGAATGACAGAAGAATATATTGAAAGAAAAAAAGGCGACAGATGGGAGCCTGACCATCCGATATATGAAGAGATTACAAAAGAAACCTATGGCCTGCTGGTTTATCAGGAACAGGTCATGGCAGTTATTTCTAAATTGGCCGGATTACCCGAAACCACTGCTGATAAAATCAGAAAAATAATTGCCAAAAAACGGGACCTGTCAGCGTTTGAAGAATACAAAAAAATGTTCATCTGTGGGTGCCTGCGCCAAAAAACATTTTCCCGGAAACGGGCAGAAGAATTTTGGCATGGGCTTTTGGAGTGGGCCAGTTACGGATTTAACAAAGCGCACGCCACAGAATACGGTCTGATATCGTATTGGACGGCATGGCTGAAATATCATTATCCGGCTGAATTTATGGCTGCTGAACTCACATATGGGACTGGTAAAGAAGATATTGCCAACGAGGCCCGGGAAACCGGGCTTCAGATGATGTCTCCGAAAATAGGGATATCTGATGCTATTGAATGGCGGGTTGATAATCGTATTTTATATGCGCCATTTACAGAGATCAAAGGAATAGGCGAAAAGGCGGCGTATAATTGCATGCCAAAAAAAGCAAAGTTATCGGGGTTTTTTGATGACAGTGAATATGCCCCGATCAATGTTCCGCAAGGTACCGCTAAGATATTGGACATTATACTGGCGCACGATAAAAAAGCCGTACCAGAACAGGATATTCTTGATGAATATTTTGAACCGGGATTATTCCAGCCAGTTGAGCAAAAAATATGGATTGAACAGCCCTATATCTCTAGGATAAGAACCAAAATGGTTATTGGAGATTGTAAATTATGCGGGTTAAGAAATGAATGCAATGCCCCGGTCAATCCGTCCCCGGGCATATATAATGCCGCCATTATTGGGGAGGCCCCCGGTCCGGATGAAGACGAAGCCGGGAAAGGGTTTGTGGGCGCATCCGGGCAATTAATATGGCCTATTTTCAAACGGTACGGATATAGTCGCAGACAATTCCATATCTCAAATATTTGCAAATGCTATCCGTCAAAAACTGGTACGCCCAAACCTGAACATATTAAAGCTTGTATGCCGTATCTCCGGAAGGAGCTGACGGCTATAAAATGCAAGATAGCCCTGGTGTTTGGCAATATTGGGTTATCTGCATTCACAGAGCAAAAAGGAGGGATAACGAAATTATCCGGGACAACCCAATATTTACCCGAATATGATATGGTGGCCTGCTGGTGTGTCCACCCTTCATGGGTATTGAGGGACCGAAGAAGGCGGATAGAAATATTAAAGGACGGTATATCAAATTTTATAAACACCATTGACGATGTGCCATTTTAAATCCAAATAATTTTTTGGGGCGGATTATATGAAACAATACGAAGAATATCTCAAAAACAAAATATATGCAGCTATGCCTAATGGGTTTGAACCGTATGAATTGAACGACAATCTCTTTGACTGGCAACAGGATTTAACAATATGGGCGATTAAAAAAGGAAGATCAGCGCTGTTTGAGGACTGCGGGCTGGGGAAAACGCTGCAACAATTGGTATGGGCCGAAAATGTTTGCAGGCATACCAGCAAACCGGTTTTGATCCTTGCGCCATTGGCTGTATCACAACAGACCAAAAGAGAAGGCCTTAAATTCGGTATTGATGTTAATATCTGCCGTGACCAATCTGATGTCAAAATAGGCATAAATATCACCAATTACGAAAAACTGGATAAGTTCCATGCCTCTGAATTCGGGGGAGTTGTTTTGGATGAAAGCTCTATCATCAAAAATTTTGCTGGAAAAATCAGAAACCAGATAATTGACTGTTTTAGAGGCACCCCATATAAATTGGCATGCACCGCAACCCCAGCACCAAATGACCATACCGAATTGGGGAACACGGCTGAATTTCTTGGAGTTATAACACGCACTGAAATGTTGTCTATGTTTTTCATCAACGATACTGGGCATACCGGGACATGGCGATTGAAGGGACATGTTAAAAATAACCTTTTTTGGAAATGGCTCGGCTCGTGGGCGGTGGTGATGAGAAAGCCATCTGATATCGGGTATCCCGATGGTGATTTTATTCTGCCTGAATTAAATATGGTTGCGGAAGTCGTGCCATATAATGGACCTAAAAAAGGGCTTTTGGGTGAAAATGCCGCGACATTGTCTGAAGTCAGGCAAGCTATGCGAGAATCGTTGCCTGAACGAGTGGAAAGAGCGGCCAATCTTGCTAATAGCACGGACGAACAATTTATTATGTGGTGCAATCTTGATGAAGAATCTGCAAGGCTTACAAAATCGATCAAGGGGTCTGTTGAAGTCAAAGGTTCGAATTCCCAGGATCATAAAGAAAAAGCCATGCTTTCATTTTCGGACGGTAATATCAAATGTATCGTAACCAAGCCCAGAATAGGAGGATTTGGGCTTAACTGGCAAAATTGCCATAACATGGCGTTCGTCGGGCTGTCTTACAGTTACGAACAATTATATCAGGCAATAAGACGGTGCTGGCGGTTTGGACAAAAAGAAACTGTTAATGTCTATGTTATAACCGGGGAACGGGAAGGAAATGTTGTAAAAAACATTGAAAGAAAGGAAAAAAATGCTGCCCAGATGTATTCCAATATGGTCAAACAAATGAAAATGAAAAATTTCAAAGATGAAAATACGTCCCAGAAAATGAGCGGATACAAACCAAAAACAGGAATGAAAATTCCGGATTTCTTATTACAAGGATAAAATATGAAAAAACTGAATGTAAAAGTAATTAATCAGGATATCCACAAGAATTGGGCCATGTATCATGGAGATTGCATTCCAATTACAAAGGGATTGCCGGATAATTCAATCCATTATACAATATTTTCACCTCCGTTTTCTTCACTGTTCACATATTCTGACTCAGAGCGAGACATGGGCAATAGTAAGAGCGATAAGGAATTTTATGAGCACTTTAAGTATTTTCTTCCTGAATTGTACAGGATAACAATGCCCGGCAGGTTGGTTTCGTTTCATTGCAGCAACATACAATGCTCGATTGTCAAAGATGGATATATCGGAATCAAGGATTTTCGGGGAGATTTGATCCGCATTTTTCAGGCTGCCGGTTTTATTTTTCATTCCGAAGTCTGTATTTGGAAGGATCCACTTGTGGCAGCAGTCAGGACAAAGGCATTAACTCTTGCGCACAAACAGATATCAAAAGACAGTTCCAGATGCGCCATGGGCCTGCCGGATTATATCATTACAATGCGCAAACCAGGAGAAAATCCGGAGTCCATAAGCCACGGCCGGGGTTTTGAAAGATACTTTGGGGATATGCCTGATCCAGATATTCCCAAAAATGATAACCCAAGACTGAATAAATATAGCCATAACATATGGCGAAGATATGCCTCCCCTGTCTGGTTTGATATCAACCAGACCAGAACGTTGAATGTCCGACAGGCAAGAGAAAAAGACGACGAACGACATATTTGCCCTTTGCAATTAGATGCGATCGCACGTTGTCTTGAATTATGGTCTAATGAAAATGATGTTGTTTTTTCCCCATTCGCTGGTATTGGTTCAGAGGGGTATGAATCATTAAAAATGGGGCGTAAATTCATTGGATGCGAATTGAAAAAATCATATTATGATGTTGCTGTTAAAAATTTGAAAAGCCTTAAAAATAGGCCCAAAACATTTGGGATCTAACTTATTTTTTTAGTTTTTTAGCGGCAATAAAATATTTTACTAAATCTGTTTATAATAAAGACATGACACAACAAAATACATATTGCAAGACATGCCAGCTATATATTGACGGAGCAGAAACAGTCAGCGGGATGATCGAATGCCTTGCAGGCAATATCGTCTTTTCGTGGACAAGGGCTTGTAAAAAATATCAGCGAGCATCACGTAGACCAAAACCAAAAACCAGGAGGAAAAGAAATGCCGTTACACATAGATTACCGGCCAAAAAATTTCGGAGAAGTCATAGGCAACAAAGAAACAATCAAAAAACTTAAAACCATTTTTGATAGGGAATCAAAAGATTATCCTCATTCTATACTCTTCACCGGTCCCAGCGGTTGTGGCAAGACAACATTGGCCCGGATTGTTAAAGACCTGGTCGGGTGCATAGGAAGTGACTTTATTGAAATAAACGCATCAAATGCAAGGGGGATTGATACTTCACGGGAAATTATAAAACAAATGCAATTGTCTCCTATGTACGGGCCTTCCCGGGTATATCTGCTTGATGAGGTCCATCAGGGGACACGAGATTTCCAAAATTCATTGTTGAAAGCATTAGAGGATACCCCCAAGCATGTCTTTTTTATCCTCTGCACCACGGACCCGCAGAAATTATTGACGACTATCAAAAATCGTTGTTCCATTTTCCAGGTTGAAAAATTGTCTGAGCGACAGCTTGAAAGCCTTGTTGTAGAAGTATTAGATAGCGAAGGTATTGACGATATCCCCAAATCAGCCGTTAAAAAAATCGCTGAAATATCTGAGGGCTGCCCAAGACAAGCATTAGTAATTCTGGATCAGGTCATTGACCTCGACCCGGAAGAAATAGATGACGCAATCAAAAATCTGTCAATATCTGAAAACAAACAGGTAATTGATCTCTGCCGGGCGCTTGCAAAGCGGGCAGCGTGGTCTGATGTTGCAAAGATATTGAAAGGGTTGAAGGAAGAACCTGAGCGGGTGAGACAGGCTGTGATTGGATATGTTCGGACCTGTATTCTGAACAATCCCGAACCAGATCCAATATTCGCCTTAATTTTTGAATGTTTCCGGGAACCTAATTTTTACAATGGGCAGGCTGGCCTGGCTTTTGCCTGTCTGGAGGTGATTGAAGGATGAAAGGACCGATAATTATAATCTTGTTAATCGCTCTACTTTTCACTCAAGCAACAGTATTCAACCTACAGCGGCAAGTCAGGTATTACAAAGAAGAAGCGGCCAAATACCAGTTAGCATATGAAAGGAAATGTGCCCAATGCCCCATAATAGACAATTCAAATTATCCATATGTTCTGAAAAAATAATAACCATAAAAAAAGGACAATTAAAATGAGTATATCTGGGGTAGTAACAGAGGATCCAGCAAATGATACATTAGGATACCTATTTGATTCCAACGCAACTTGGATGGCCCATGAACATAATGGGAGGGCGCTTTTGATTACGTCTGGCAAGGCAAGTGGGTATTTTTATCTTATTAAAGACACAGACAGGGCCAATAAACGGTTGATATGTAATGAACTGTCTGAACAATTCCGTCATTTGGGCAGTAATTTATACGAAGACGGTATCCGGGCTGGTGATAGGTATGTAATCTTACATTATACACGGTACATGTTTTGAAAAAATAATTATTCAAAATTGTTTTATAATATAATAAAAGGAGAAATAAATGATCAAGAAATGTGATTGCAAAAATGAATATCAGGACAAGAGATATGGAAAAGGTAACCGAGTCTTTAACGAGTTAGGCAAAAAATCCGGGCAGAAAGAATATAGGTGTACGGTTTGCGGCAAAGTAAAATAATTTGACGCTATGGGGTATAACAAAAGGAGAAAAAATGAAAGAATACGAAAAAGACATTGCTATTGACCCTGATCTATTGGAAGAAGAATGGCTGGCGCAACCGTCATTGTATTTTAAATACAGCGACTTGAAGCGGCAAGCCGCTGAGGATCAGCGGGGGGCAAAAGACAAGCTGGAATTATGGAAAGCTCAAACCAGTCTTGAAATCCGGTCTCATCCGGAAACATTTGGAATCCCCAAAGCCACCAATGATGCGGTCAATGAAACCATCTTATCATTAATGGGGGCGGACGACAGTGAAGGCGGCAAATTCAAACAGGATTATGACGAGGCCACATATCGGTTGAACGTATTTTCCAATGTCATTTCGTCCCTGGAGCACAAAAAGAAAGCACTGGAGATGCTGGTTCAGCTTCACGTGAGCAACTGGTTCAGCGGTCCCAAAGAGCCTAAGGACATACCCGCTGGCAAACGAATTGCTGATCGTAAATCCGGAGCAACGGCCGATAAGATCCGGAAACAAACCAATAAGAAAAGGAAGCGTAGATGATCAAAATCAATGACTATTTTGAAATTGACAAGGATTCCTTCTGCTGGAAACTTCATGAGTGGAAAATTGGGGTCAACAAAGATGGTGAGGAAACAAGGAACCGCAGGACAACTTACCACAATAGCCTTATCGGGGTCTATAATTCAATTATAGACAATATGGCCGGGGAGGCCTGCAGGCAGGCCGGAAATATCATTGCTGCTATTGCACAGGCCAAGGCTGATTTTTTCAAAGCCATATCCTGCGCAAGCATGAGAGCAGAAATCCCGGAAAACGCTTACCACAAGGAAATATCAGAGTTCGTCCAAAACCGGGCTAAAAAACGCCGACAGCGGAAGGATCAATTATGAATACAAAACACATGATCATGATAGAACGAATTAAAAAAGAAGCAAATAAATATTTTCATTCATGCAAAGCTGCCGACGATTGGATAATGATTCCAGAACGTTTGTTGAAACAAATAACTGTTGATGAAGTAGCTAAAATTCAGAAAAAAATTGATATTAACGGGTTTACAAAAGGCGTTGTTTATGCTTGCGCTCGATTAATAGAAAATTTTGATCAACCGACAATAGCTCTATCTATTTTTGATGAATCTGGTTGTTTAAATGAGTCTGTTGCAAGCGAATATGATCTATTTTATTTACGTAAATACAGGCCTTCAATTATGAAAGGAAAAATTTAAAATTACAGCTAACGCCAAAACTCACCGGCGGCGTAGCGCATAACGGACTGTTAGGAAGTGATTTTATGCTCGCAATACAATTAAAAAACTATCTCAGTAATGTGCCTGATGAGGCCGTGGCGCAAGACTTGGCAGACAAACTGAATGGAGCACAGCCAATATGATAGACGAATTGCAAGATCTTGCAATTCGGATGACTGGCTGTGGAGGTGAATGCCCGTGCGAGAATTACACACAGTGATATCTCATCAAGCGACTTACTGAAATAATCAGCTATAACAAGGCTACAAAGAGGGAGAAATGATTTTGACAATAATAACTTATGTTTTCGGATTGATTTCGGGGATCATTATCACGGCTGTAATTTTGACCGACTGGCGGAACATCGGCAAGCCGGTTGATTTTCGAAATTGTGGTAAAGCTTTAGATTTTGATGGGGTTAATGATTATATAGACTTAGATTATGCTGCATTTAACTCATTGTTATCTGGTTTTTCATTTGGATAAATTCATAACAGGCAATAATATGAAATCAAACTTACAAGAGGCAAGGCAACATGCTCAAATGTTCGTAGACGGACGAAATATGTATTATACTTTGCAGCATCACCCGAAATACAAAGGAAAAAGCATTGTTTTTCCTACAAATGAACAATATGCAGATTTAGCCAAAACGCTTGATTTACTTGTGTCTTATGTTCGAAAACGTGTCGAATTATTTTTATTCGGATAATATATATAATTAAAACAGTTCATCTGATAAATGGGCAAAACAATGTTTTAGCAAATTTGAATAAAGGTGGCTACATGCTCGCAATACAATTAAAAAACTATCTCAGTAATGTGCCTGATGAGACTAATATTTTAATATATACAATCACAGAAAACGACGAAAGGCAGCTATTAATGGGAGACCTTGATAAAAATTGTGATGGGAATATCATAATTAATGCAGAGTATAAAACTAAAGTTAAGAGCACAACGATAAAATGAAAACCTACAAAATAACTTTAGCCTTGGTACGAAGTTTTGGAATTGGGTTTACCATACATTCTCTAAAAGCAAACGGAATATCTTTCGAACTCCAAATAGCATGTTTTTTGTTTCGTTTTTGGGCAAAAGGCAAGGGTTTTATCGCTTTTGTAAACTACTGGAATGCGTGACGTACAACAATAAAGGAGAAAAGAAAAGGAACTGGAAATGAATAAAAAGCTTATAGAATATATTAAAGAAGAATTTGAAAGTTTGATTTCAAAAAAGACTGGATGGGGCAAAAATGAAATAATGCTTGCTTTTCATAAAGCAGTTACATCTGCAACATTACGTTTGTTAGATGAAAAAT